AACAAAGTACAAACAAGCAACGTCCATCCGCAGAGCGCGCAAATTCGCACGAGTGATTGGTATGCGTTGCGACCGTACATTAAAGCACAAATTTAAGCGTATCGCCCCCGGTCGTGTGTTAGTGTTTCCGAAGTGTACGATAAAGTCAGATATTGTTCGCTTTGAAGATAGCAGAAAATGTTTCAGTAGAGTTAATATTCAGTACCTAACTTAACTTATGATACTATGCCAAACAAAACTCTTTACACAGGTGTAACTCCCATGTTCGCCTTATTCTTAGTGTTTCTTGTGTTGAAACTGACCGAGGTTATTTCTTGGTCGTGGTGGTGGGTTACTTGCCCTTTGTGGGCTTGGCTTGCGGTCGGATTACTTGTATTGATTGTGATGTTTATCTGTATTGGAGTGCAGACTGTATTACACAAGCTCACGGACATTTGGTAACTTGCCAGCGCATGAAACACGAAGCGAGGGACGTTCATTCGCCCCTCGCTTTTCTTACTCACTCGCTTGCGCTCGCTTGCTTGCCGTGCCCGTGTCACTCGCTTACCTCGCCCTCGCGTCACTCATTCTTGCAGTAGAAATACTCCCACGTCTTAGTCGGCGAAGTCTTTCCGTCGCCATCGTCCCAATCCTCGTCAAAGAAGTAGAACGCAATGGCAGCTTTGATGATGGTCGTGTCGTCATTGATAACACCGCAAAGGTCTGCGTGATAGCCGTTCAGAGCAACGTACACGTCCCAATCGGTCACGCCTGATGGTAGGCTTGCACCTTTGAAAAACTCTTTAAGCACAGAGCTTGTAGCCTCTTTCGTCTGGTCTTGCGTCCAATACGCACCTTTGTGTTTCACACCGTCTTTATCCGTCCACGCCATCTGCGAAACGTCCCATTCGGCAAACTCTTTGTTGTAATGGCAGTCGGTCATGATGCCTACTTGCTTGCGGAGGAATTTCCAATACATATCCTCATGCTCGTCTTTGAGTTCTTCGAGCATATCCGATACGTTTGCGATGGAGAGCCACATTCGCTTTTCATCAAACTTCCCAGCTGCCTTTGCTTGTTTTACGATTTCTTGATAGTTCATAGTTTAGTAGTTTAGTACGTTAGTAACGTAGTATTGTAGTAAAGTAGTACGCGCCACGTCAGCACGTCGGGCAATGCCCATTAAATCTTGGTATCGGCTTGTAGTTGCCTACCATAGGAGCGGAGGGTTGCCATTCGTCCGGCTGTGGTTCGTTTGCGGTCGGCTGTGGTTCGCTTGCGTCCGGCTGCACCTCGCTCACTTTCTTTGCGCCCTCGCTTGCGCCCTCGCGTTTAACCTTTCCCATAGCACATCATATAACTTGTTTAACTGAACGAGCAGCAAGCCTACCCAATTACTTAGATAGGCTGCAATGATTGACAACGTTACCGCAGTGATAGCGTCCGCACCTGATATTACCATAGCCGCCATGCAACCCCAAAAGCACGCGCACTTATAACATACAGCTATCTTTGATGCCACCTCGCAGATAGCCTCAAACAAGCCGAGATGCACACCGATGCAGACGGCTATCACTACGGAGAACATTGTTAGCCACATACTCGCTCACTTACGTTCGTTTGCTCATTTACTCACGTTTGCTTGTTCGCTTACTCACGTTTTCACTCGCTTGCGTTTACCCCTGCGCAGCCGCTGCCGCGCTTGACACCGTTAATGCCAGCGGCGTCTCACTGACAAATGCACGCGAGCAGGTCTGACAGCCGGACACAGCCACATCGTTGATTGTTACACCCTGCGTTACGGAAACCGTTACGGGTGTAGTCGTTGTGTAGAACGGAATAGTGAAATTCGTAGACAACGGCTGTTGCTTGGTGCAGCAACAATCACCATTACACGGAACATAGCTGATAATACCCTCTACATGAACAGTCGCAACGTACTGCGACGTGCCTACCTTTGAAAAGCTAAGCACACTGAAACGCGGCGCAAACACCGGAGTGTTGTCGGCACACGTCTTAAAGCACAAACGCTGCGAGATGTTACAGAGAACGTAATACGGGCTTGCCGTGCTACCTGCCGCCAACGTCGCGTTGATTATCGGCGGCTGAATTTGATTAGAACAATTACAAGACATATTCTTACTTGTTTTTTGAGGACTATTACTTGTTATGGTCGCCGCCCTCGTTGGCTACCGGATATAGTGCTGATTCGACTGACGCAATCTTCGCGCTCGCGTCGTCTATCTTGGCGCTGGTCTCATCTATCTTTGCGGCTGCGTCGTCTATCTTCGCTCCGAGCGCGTCAATCTTTTCGCTGACTTCTTGGACTAACTTGTAGAGTTCGCAGACGTTCTGATTGGTCGTACCTACGCCCTCTGCAATCACTTGAAAAATATTCTTTTGCTCCATACTCTCTTGCGTTCGTTTCGCTCGTTTACTCGCTTTTTTCTTTTCGTTGCAAACGGCTATTTCAGATAGCTGTTCACAATCGGATTATCCTTTATCTTATCCAAAAGCGCAGCCATCTTCTTAGCCGTGATAGCGATACCTTTGCTCCGCTTGTAGTCCACGAAGTCAAAGAACGCTTGCTCGAAGTCGGCAATCTCTTGCTCGCTATCTGCGTAGATTGATACTGTTGCTTTGGTAGATTTCATACGCTATGCGTTTTAGTGCAACTTTATTGCGTTATTTTCATTTTATGTGCGTCACATTCACTTTATCAACGGAGGAATTTCCGCAGCCGAGCCTCCTGCCGCACTCGCCGTTTCGCTTGCTACCTCGCTCGCGCTTTCCACAGTCTCCGCCACACTCGTCGCTCCACCTGCCCCAGCTCTAATCTGCTGAATAAAGCTGTAAGCGTCAATAAGGTCATTCTTGTTTTCTTTGATCCACCCAAAGAACTGACCTGCGCCTTGCTTGATTTGCTCGTAGATGGACGGATTAGGAATATCGAAATCGGGCATAGTCTCCACTCCGTCTGCCAAGAAATTATATAACCGCTCCGCTTTTTCAATGTCTCTATCACAAGCCATAAGGCAAGATAGTTTGAGCGATATTTTTGAGCTTGGGTTGATCATCTCGATTTTTATCTTTGGTTTGCCAAACATGGGGAGTTACTTAGGGGTTTGAAAGTGGAGAGAAGTTGGGGCGACTTGCGCCACCCCAACCGAGGTGCTTGCGCTGCGCTTGCTCGCTTACGTCGTGTTTGCGTCTGCGTGAGCTTGCTCGCGTAGGCGTTAGCCGTTGCAGCAACCGCAGTTCTGCTCGCTCACACGTTGGACGCGGAGAGCGCAGTTCTGCTGAATTACGCTTGAAAGCGGATTGGTGTTGCTACCATTGAGCAATGCCAAAGCCTCTGCCGTAGCTAAAGCCTGCGACTGAGCGTTAGACGTACCGCCCGTTGCCGTAGCTCCGGTCAGTGAGCGCAAAGTCTGTGCCACGTCGATGTTGATGCTATCGGCGCGCTGGTTGTCGGCAACAACACGGTTAGCCAAAAGCGCAACGAGGTCAGAATTGGCCTTTGCCTGTGCGTTCATCGTGTTCTGGTTGCCCATAGCACGAGCCTTAGACGCAGAATTGACCGCCCAAGCGCCAACAAGAGCCGTCAGCAATGCAGCACCACCGAGACCAGCTGCAAGAGCAACGCCAGTAATGGCCGTGCTGCTTGTATGTCTGCGGTGACAATACCCATCGCGTTCGTCGTCTCGGCGAAGAGCCATAACGTCAGCTATTGTCAAATTCTCCATGATATTAGGTATTAGGTTGCCGTCAATATTAACGGTACGGCAAAGGTATGCCGTGTTTTCTTTTGGAAAAATTCTGTTGCAAATTTTTGCTAACTGATTAATACACAATAAAAAAGCGGTTATGCTCACGCACCGCCGCTTTACCAATAACCTTTAAATACACATAGAAATACATCCTTTTACCATGAGTGAAAATGAAAAACCTCTATTTTTAAAACAACACTAAAAATTACCTCTGTTAATCCACTTTGTTGGGCATACACCCAAGAACCAACGTAGATTGTGATATACTCTCCGCTTAGGTTTGTCGCCGTAGTTCCGGCTACATACGCTGCGAACGTTTGTTTCGCTTTGCCCAAAGAAGTCCGATATATCTTTGGTCGTTGCGTCTACCTCCAGGCTTTCGCCCGTCATCTTGTAAAAATCTCGTATCTCGCTCGCTGTACACTTTCCCGTCTCTAATTGAAGCTTAACGAAGTCGCAGATGGCTATCAACTGCTTCTTCATGGAATCCGTTTCCATAGGAAGAGCTTTATTGCGTTTATGATTGAAATGATGATTATCAATGATATGCAAGAATAATCCAAGAACGCTACGTTGGTGCCAAACTCGTGAAAGTTGTCGATTAAGATGATCACCAACGGAAGCATCGGCAAACAGCACTGAATTTTGTGCCAAATGCAGAAATGGAGCAACCGGGATAAAACAAGCAAGGATGCGCAGTACATCGGAGAGACGTAGAGCAACAAATCCAAAATACTCTGCGTTTCGTCATCAACAAAGAAAAACGCGATGTTTCAAACAAGAACAAAGAACGTGTTTATGAATGGCAATAGTTTGACGAACAGTGTTGTGTCCTTCAATACCTTGGAGACGTATGCAAATGCGTCAGACGTATTTTGCGTACCGTCACCAACCTTTCTTTCTTGGTTGTCCTTTTGCATTGGTGTGTAGGTGAATGTTTATCTTAGCTTTCGGCTTATAAACCCCTTTCTTTTTCCCGGAGTTCTTCGGTTTGGTTTTCCCCATATTGGTTAGGTTTGCGCCGAGTGGCGAGGTTTTCGGTTTTGTCAGTTAGGTTTGAGGTGTGCGTGTCAGCTTTTTGCAAGAGTCAATCTTTGACCGTGCCATATTGGAACAGCGATATTCTCTTCTAAATAAAGCACTTGTTCCACTGCAAAATCATTGCTTGCAACAAAGTTCTCAAAGGCTTCCTCGCTTAAAAGTTCGATACCGTCCACTTCTTTGTCTGCCTCGTTCTTTACGCAAGCCTTAACGTCGGCATCGAGCTTGTTATACTCTGCGACGAACGCGGTGTAAGCCGCTTGTTCCTCAGACTCAATTTGAGCGCCGCTGCCACGTTTCCGTTCGTACTCTGCTGCCGCTTTGTACCGCTCATCATACCCATCCGCTTTAAGTTTTTCCACGGCCTCTTGCACGAGGGCGTCAAACTCTTCTGCGACTTTTTTGAGATTGTGTGCGTTACGAATAACGATAAATTTATCTGCGTCAGCCATCTTCGTTAGCTTGGCTGAGCGGAGGAGGTTATATACTTGTTTTGCTTCGCTCTGTTTCATGCTTGAAGTTTCGTTGTTTATGGGCAAATTGCCTTGTTTCATGTGGCAAATTTATTTGATTGTGGGAATAAAACAAATTGATTGGTGTTAAAAATATTAAATTATAATTGGATAGGCTCGCTAATATTCACAAACACGTTGGCTGAGCCTTTTGGTGTTGGAACGAGATTTAAGCTAACATTGGTAGCGTCGTGATGCTCGCTAATGCTGTTACCAATGATAATATTATTTTCATTGCGTATCATTTCCGGTGAAGGTGAAGTGAAGCCAACTGTTCCATTTTCCAAATAAGCGACCATTTGAATGCCAGAGTATTCAGCGTTATCTTTCACCGTTTGAGTGATGATAATCTTTTTAATCTCTTCTACGGACGATGAAATTACTTTCTCTTCTTCTACCGAGTAAGATATAGTGTCAATATCTACTAAGATTACAACTACTGATAGATTGAAATAAGCGAGTTTTCTGTTCCATTTGTATGTTATAGTATCGCCAAGCTGCGATGAGCCATTATACTCAAAAAACAAGCCTAAATACACCGGGCTACCATCTACATCATCGTATGATATAATTGGCATGAACTCATTATTGTTCGCCGTATCTGCGTTGTTGAACGTTGGCATGTAATCGCCAACCCAATTTTTTATATCGAACAGAGAGATTCTTAGTCTGTGTTCGTCGATATTCGTTCCTGGCTTTTCAAGATTTTCCATCTCATCAGTTGGAACCAACGTAAGATAGCCGCTATTGAGGAATGTTATGGTGGTGTTAACAAAATATCCGATGTCGTTCTGTTGTGTCAGTTCTTCGGCTTTAAGAGTAATGTTTCTCGTTACAGCTTTGTAGTAATCTGTATCGAAACTATTAGTCAGTGTAGAGGGCACAGTGTCACCGAAGAGTATCTTGTACTCTTCGGCTTCTTTGTAGATGCTCACCTTAAAAATTCCACCCTCCAAAACAGCAATGTTGTCTGTTTGACCTTGGTTGTTTGTAGGCTGAACATCGAAATTATCAATCTTGGTTTGAGAAACGAAAGCCACAAGATAGAATGACGCATTGTTCACATCTTCCGGAAAAGCAATGCTTGAAAAAGCTGCACTGAGGATTTTTATGTCTGTCATTCCGTTTTGCAAGCTGCCAATCTTAGATGATGACATCCTGCACCATTGGCACCACGTGCTTGTATTGTTCGCCCACTCGTCAGCAGCGTTGTTTCGATAAAGCGCGAGACCAAAATAGCAGTTAGAAAGTGCTGTGTCAAACTGTTTACCCGACGTGCTGTGTAGAAAAATATCCGACGTGTCAATCTGCCCATCTCGTTTCGGATTAAGACGGAGCGTAAAGTCATACGTCGTTCCACTCACAGCTTTGTACTGAGTGTTGATGCCGATAATCCCGTTGAACGGAGATTTTGCATCATGCGCATAACCGTCGAAGTCACTAAGGCGAAAAATCTTAGTTGGCTTTATGTATTGCCACGAGACAGCAACCGTGGGGTCGGTGTTGAACATCTCTTGAATAGGAACGTTCAGTCCGTAGAAACACTTTTGTTGTATATCATCATCAGTGAGTTGCGAATATTTAGTAAACTCATACGGCTTCCTCTTGCTCCACTTATTTATATTTTCGCTCTTAGCCAAATCTGCTAAATTCGTATGTGACTCCTTTAAAACTGATTTTACGGAGCGGATTGTTGCTTTCGTGCTCATAACTTCTGTGAACTTAAACCAGCTTTGTCGAGCAACGTGTTAATTCTGTCAATCACGTCGCTAAACGATTTATCATTGATAACAGCACCACCTGGGGCTTCCACCTCAAACGTATTTGTCTTGATGCCAAAATTATCCGATTTCAGCATAATGTCTCCAGCTTCGAGAGAAAAACCACCGAGAGCGGTAATTGACACCGCGTTTGCAGAATGTAAGGCGAGGTTCGATGCTGAGAATATCCTCAGTGCTTCGTTCCGAACATACTCTATCGCGGCATCTTCCTTGGTGTAGAAAAACAGCTGCGTCGATAGATAATCCTCTTCGATGATTCCGATGGATTTAACCTCCGCCGACTCCTTGTATAGTCCGTCGTAGTTGCCAAGGGCACAAACATCTCCAGATGCCACGAGGGTCGCGCCGTCGATTTTCAGCACGCTGTTTGTGTCATCCCAATAGATGCTTGCACTCCCAAGAGTGAGCTTATCCAACTTAGTATTTCCGCCGCGGATTGACCCGCCAATCTTCACGTCGTAGTTATCGTCAGCGAGGGCAAAGATGCCAAGATGACCGCCCTGCTCAGTACCGTTTGGGTTCCACCGAGTAAGTACCATGTTTCCTTTGATGTTGGCTAACTGATAACCGTAGTAGTCTGGGTTGAAGATTTTGCCGCCGCTTATTTTTCGGTTAAAGCTGATAACACCACCATAATCAGACGAGTTAGCAAAGAGCTGCATATTGCCACCTATGATAAGCGTCGATGAGCTATCGTCCGTCTTGTCATAGTCCATCGTGCCAATCAACAGCGTCTTGGCATTGCCGTCGAGCGTCGCTTTTATCGTAGAAGGCAGAGGCAAAGAAATGCTTTTACTTCCGTCAAAGTCCACGTAAGCTCCGTAGTTTGTGCCGTCTCCGACACGCAGTTGCACACTGCTGGTAAACTTTGTTGCCGTGTCAGCATTACCTTTAAGCGTGGCTTTAATCGTCGAAGGTAGAGATATGCTAATATCCGCGCTGCCATTAAACGACGTGGACGCTCCGTAATTTGTACCGTCGCCAATTTTTATGTTTCGTGCAGTTTCAAGAACTTTTGCCGAGTAAGCACCTCCCGTGATGTTCACCGACAACTTTGTGTCGCACGCGGTTATTTCTCCGTTGTTTAGATATACCGGTAGGTCTGATGCACCAATCGTCGTCGTTGAAGATACTATCTTGTTAGCGAAGTCAGCTGTCGCGTTAATTCTATCGCCGCAAGCCGTAGGTACACCATTTGATAAGTATATCGGTTTTGTTGAACCTCCAACATCCGATGTGCCAATCTTCGTGACTGAGCCGTTGATTAGGTCGCTTAGCTTTGCATAGGTCTTATTTGCTGTTTCGCTTTTGAGATAATATTCTAACGTGCTATTTAATCCGTCTTGGTCAACGTAGTTGTCTCGAATATCAGCAATGTCGTTGTCAATACTCTCGAGCTTTGTATTGATTTCGCTCTTCGTGTAATAGCTTGCGATTTCTGTTTTCGATACAAAGTTTTCGGATACATAAGCTCGTGAAGCGACTGTGTTGAAGTCCACGTCGCCGCCCGAGAAGCTAACCGTCTGGTTAACCCACTTAGATAGTCCGCTGTCCCAAACAAGCACCTGCCCATCATCTACGTCCGATACCGAAACGTCGAGAAGGTCAGAGAGATTGCTGGCTCCTCCTCCGCCATCTTCCGAGCTTTCCGTGTTTAAGGCACAGACATCACCCTCGGCGACCAATCCGCTGCCGCTTATTTTCAGCACTCCGTTTGTGCTATCAAACGAGAGTGTTGCTTTGCCGATGGTTATCTTAGACAGTGTTAGTTCTTCGGTTTGTAAGTTCTTGGCATACAACAAAGCATTGATATGTATCGGGTATTGCGGTGACGAGGTAAAAATTCCGACGTTGCCGCCCTGCTCCGTACCGTTCGGGTTCCACCGAGTAAGAATGAGGTTCCCCTTTAAATCCGCTAACTGATAACCGTAATACTTAGAGTTGTATAAAGCTCCATTGTTGATGTTTCTGTTGAAGGAAATGACACCAGTGTTCTCGTCGTTGTCGGAGAATAGCTGAAACCCCTTCCCGATTGTTAGCGTCGATGAAGAGTTTCCTTTGTTGTCGTTGATTTCAAGATTATCAAAGGGCACGTTGGGGTGCATCTTTGATATGCTGCCTTTTTCGTAAATTGGGGTGATTGCCGCAAGCGTTCCCCAATTTGTGCTATCATTACTCGTCGATGTAACGCTGAAATTCGCGCCGTTAGCCACGATGGTACCGTCAGTGTTGAACTGTATCGCACCCTTTGCAGCATAGCCGGAGCCATTGCGTCTTACGAGCCACGTTGCACCTTCTCCCGTTTCTGAGTTATACTCTGCACGCGAGCCGCCTGCCCAAAAGACAATATCAGAGTCTGCACTCGCGCCCGACATACCCGCCGAGATGTTCGTTGAGTTACTATCTACGACGATAATCTGATTGGCTTGACCAAACCTAAAAATAGCGTTTGATGCAAATAGAGTAGAGAAATACGTCGGGTTTTGGACGGAAATGGCATCCCAATAGTTATTCCAATTACCTTCGACTGCCGGATTAGGCTTCGTGTCTACCGACGACACGTGTGTTTTCTTGCAGAGATAAAGCGTGAAATCGCCGTTTGTTTCCGTGATGGAAACGCGGTCAATTCTTGGTGTAAGGTCGATGCCGCTTGTGTCTGATATTCCTAAATTTTGTATATCGGCGATAATCTGGCTCTTTGTTTTGCCATAGTCGTTACGATATAGTGTTTTATCATCATACTCTGTTTGGTACGATAAACATCCTTGCAATCCGTTTGTGCCGTTTTCGCCTTGTTTTGTCATCGCGACGGTGTTAGACACTACACCGTCAGAGTATGTTACTTTCGTCCACGTCCAAAGGTATAAATACCCGTTCGGATTGTAGTTTGAGGCTTCCGAGATAGACGTGTACCACGTGGCAGAAAAACTCGGCTGTGAGTTTTCCTTAGTGAACAAATAATAGGTGACGGTGCTCGTCACTTTTGGGCTAACACCGTCTTTACCGTCTGTTCCGTCCGTACCGTTCCTGGGGGCGCGTTTTACGGTAGTAGAGTTTGACGCAACGTAAGCCATGCATCATAGGATTTAAAGTTTTCCGATAACCTCTGAGGCAATCTCTTTTGCGTGCGTGCGGTAGGCTTGGTAGGCTTGGTATTCCTTGATGTACTCCTGCCGCTTCTCTTCCGTGAGGTCTGTATCCTCATCTTTTGCCCGCTCTAAGTTGGCGAAGATTGCGTCACGGCTGTCAGCGTCGTATTTGTCGAGGATGATTGCCGAGACAATACGTGAATACGTGAACGGGGCTTGAATGTCTACATTGGTACACTTACTGCCAATGCGTTTCTCTGTGTTTTCTCCGTCAAAGTTATCTGAATACTCGTGCTCTTCGCTATCAAAGAACAAGCGAAGCAAAGACCCCTCTTTGATAGCCTTTACTCCGCTAAACGTTTTGTTATCGCTGTAACTTACCATATTGCTTATCTTTATTAGGTGGATTAACTACTCTTGAAAGATAAACGTGCTTTTCCCATTTCCTAAATACTTCTTGATAAGAACGCAATCCTCTACGGGAAATATCTTCTCACCATTCAGTTCTCTGTTTGCTGCCTCTTGCAATACCTCAATAATGAACGGCGAGGTCGTGAATACCTTTCGCTGCCTACCGTCAAGCTCAATAAGCATGATGTATCGTCCTTCGCGGTCTTTGACCTTAACATCTGATACGAAAGACAATACCGTGAATGTCAGACCTACGAGCTCATCTTGTCTGATGGAGTCCACGTCATAGAATTGCTTCCCATCTCTAAGTGCTCGTGCGTTCGCCTTTATTCCTTTGCTCGCGAAACTCATGTCTCCGTCTGTGATTTTGTTGTATAGATTTTTGCCCTCGCAGTGTTTTAGCATTCCATATCCAAAAGCAAGCACCTCGTGTCTGCGTTTTGGTGTCTTTGCTCTGCTTAACTTTTTAGCAAAACTCTTTTTATTGCGTTTCCTGACCTGTGTGTAAACTCCATTGAAAACGTACCCAAGAAAATCAATCGACCTTCCTCTTCGAGGCTCTTTGCCGTTTTCGTTTGTGCGTCCCATAGTGGCTTTTACACGCTTCGCGACCAATAGGAGCTACCACAGCTGAATGCTTGACGATAAGTCCTTGCCGCGAAGATAACATATCTAATTGTCTTAACAAAAAATTTGCCTCACTTTTTGATTTTGCGAGCATTACTATATCATCGCAATTCAAAGAAAAGCATTTTACATGGTACACCTCCTTAAAGATATGGCAAATCTCGTCGATGCACAAGTTGGCAAGTATTGGACTTAGGAGCGACCCAATGGTAATGCCCATTTTCTCTCTTGCGCTGCTCATTGTCTAACTCGTCTGTGAGATTACTTTCGTAAGATAATTGGGTGAGGATAATAAGCTGAATAAACCGCTCATCTTTAAAGGTTCTGTGCAAGGCTTGAATGATGACGCTGTGAGGTATTGATTGAAAAAATTTCTTGAAATCCGTCTGAACATAGTATTGATATTCCGGGTAACGTCTTAGGAACATCTTCATACGTCTTACTCCGAAGTGTGTTCCTCTTCCCTCTACACTCGCGTAGCTGTCGTAGATGAACTTCTTGTTTAATCTATCTTTTATAACAAGATATATCGCCCAATCTAACAATCTCCACGGATAGAAATATTTCTTGTCAAGGTCTCTAATCTTATCATCGGCAGACTTCGCTTCGCCTTTGTGATATACCAACGGAGGAAAGTTCAGCGTCAATATCATACCTCTAAGTTTAAGCAACTTATTATCTTTGTCTTTAAGAAAATCCAAAACATATTTCTTTCTTGTTTTTCCCCTTATCGACATTATTGCCGCCCTTCTTAGGTTATCCATGTCGGCTACCTGCTCAAGTAGATAACCTTTTATTCTTTTCATTTCTCATAGTGTAATAAATGTTAATTTGTTTTTATTCCAGCATACTGGAGTCTCCCACGGTCGTTCAACATAGTTACTAAACCGTCTTGTTCTGATTCCTCAAAACCTTTCCGGATTATTTGTTTTCCGACATCTCGCAATCTTACATTGCGGGTCGTGGCTGAAAGTCCACGGTGCTTGCACCGATTTAATATTGTTGTGCGAGAAGCGATGTTCGAGTTCGAGTTCGAGAACGCGTTGTTCGAGTTGACGTAAAACGAGCCGCAATTCGAGCCGTTGTTCGCGTTACCACCCACGTGACAGAGCTTCTGAACTTTCCCGCCAACTAAGCATTGCTGCTTAGATTTCGACCACAAAGGTAAGTGCTGTGACAATATTATCCAAATGTTTTGCCAAAAATGTCGAAAAAGTTTTATTTTTTTCTTTGCATAAGGCTTGTTTTAGCCTAAAAATCGTTCACTCAGTACTACAAATCACCCCCGCCGCCTTACGGACGGCGGGGGTGAATAGTTCCGCCAGAGTATTACGCAACAAACTTAATTTGTCCGTAGTATGCTGGGCGAGAAGCGATGCTCGAGCCCGAGGACGAGAACGCGTAGGACGAGTTGACGCAAAACGAGCCGCAATTCGAGCCGTTGGCCGCGGCACCACCCACGCGACAGAGCTGCCCAATAGAATTAGCCCAATAATTATCCGCCCAATACGACGTGGATGAACCACCAACAGTTTTTGGCAGAAAATCACAATGGTCACCGATGTACATGTACTTAACATATCCACCAGTTGTGCTGCGGGTAATTTGGCGGTACTCACTCGCAGGATGTGTCGTGAGTTCGGTAGACGACGGGATATAATTGCCTTTATAAATAAATGCCTCCGTACCATCGTGCGCGTCGTTGGCGGAATTGCCGAAATATATCCCTTGAATATCTTGCCAATACCATCCGTAGTGGTCTTCAAAGCCGAGCAAGTTTACGCTACAAGCACCCGTCTCGGAGGTAACGTCGGTCATTGCAACCGTGCCCGTGTTATCGCCCAAAGAAGCTGTGAGGCCGGTGAGAGTGTTCTGCGTTTCTGACCACGAATTACCGCTACCCGTGCGGCCATTGCCTAACTTAGCTTGAATGTTCGTGTCGCCGTATTCAGACAGTGTAATCATGCCCATAAGCGTCCACCAAGACCAATCGCACAATCCCCATCCGTCGCCGAAGTTGTGGGCATACGTCCAAAAAGTGCTAATGTAGTAAGATACATTTGACACGGTACCTGCCGTAGGTTTATACCCCGACCGCGACACGAGCTTATTGCTCTGAACGTTGCCAAGATAAGCACCATAGCAAAAATACTGACCGCCGTTACAATCGCCAATGCGATACCCGCCAATAGGGTATTCGCTCATCCAAAGCATGGGAACCCCAGTGTCGGCATCCTCCTTGACAAGATAATACAGTGATGGCCCAATCACCATAACCTGCTTGTCCGTTTCGTCGGCTGTTTCGCCCTTAGCTGTGAGCGTAGAGTCGTTTGGGTGTAGCTTTGTCACCTCGCCCGAAGATGTCATTAAATACCTGCCCACCCTGCGTTTCCACTCCTCGTACATTGCCGTATTACCAGACACACCGTAATACGTCGAGGAATACGAGTCGGACTGCTTAATCGGCACACACCACGCAATCTGTGATAAGATAAGATTTCCGCCGTTGTTGATAATATCCGCAAGCGAAGATATTGGCAGTCGTCGTACAGACCCGCCAATCTCCACTATCACGGAGTTCGTCGATAGTGCCGACGACACCTGCGCGACACTTCCTAATGATTTTGACATATCTCTTTTCGTTTAGTTAGTTATTTTTTTTAGATTGTTACCGTAGCGATGACCGTCACGTCAGACTGCTTGGAATTACCTTTGTCATCCGTGTAATCAGTATCAGCCGTGGTAATCGTTATTGTACTGTCTGTCACGGTGCGTACCGGCTCGTTCCACACCGTGTCTACTCTGTAAACATCGTAGCTGTACGTCGGTGTGCTTGATGGTTTGTACTCCACTCCGTTCTTGTAAAGCACTGCGCTAACCACTACACTGTTGTTAGCATCTACCTGCCCGCCGCTTGTTTGGAGCTCTATTCTAAACTCGTCGGCAATATCCAAGATGTTAATCGTCGCTTGCGCGATGGGTGTTGTCGAAGATGTTGACTCGTAGGCTTTAACCACAAAAATCTGTGCGCCGTCAACCTCGCTTCTGTTTACCTTGAATGACTGCGTGCTTGCATCCACGGTCACAGATTGCGTGCCCTTGAACGCTTTTATCGTGTATGATGTCGGGTCTACGGTTGTTCCGTCCTTATACAGCGTTGCCGTCACAGTTGTCTCGGAGTTTGTCTCAGAAAGTATCGACGGAACAGCTTCGAGGTACAAATTATACGTGTTTGAACCCAACTGCGCGATGGTAATCGTCGTGGTCTTTGTGACCTTATACTCTGTTCCAAGCACCGTCGCAACGGCTGAATACGTAAGCACATCGTCCGCGTTGTTGGTCTTGCTCGCAAGGTTGCCGATGATTTTCAGCCACCCGCTCGAGTTCATCGCAAACTTTCCAGTCGAGTCTTTGGTGTAGTCGCCCGATGTTTCTCCGCTAAAAACAAGCTCCGTGTAGTTGTACGTCCATTTATGCGAAGCAAGCGTGACAGTGTTGCTTCTCGAGGTCGAACACGTCGGCTTGATTATCGGCTGATTAGCTGCCACCGTAAAGTCCGGCTTCGCAACACCAGACTCATCAACACCTTGATAGAGCGGAATACCGTTTCCCTCAAAGGTAAGAAACAAGCTGTCACCCGTCTTTAATCGGGTGATGGTGATTGATTGCTGAGCTTTTAGTTCCATGTTAATTATCTAAGTTTAAATTTATTTTTCCTATCTTGGAGGATATTTTTTATCTCCGTAGTGTTGTAGGCTTTTCCGTCAAGAGTATTCAGCAGCTCGTCAAATGTGCCGTTTTTCTCTCTGTCTCGGATAAGCTCGTTCTCATTGATGATTATTTTGTTTCCATCTGCATCAACGTAATGCCCGACTTCCTCACCTCCTGCGGCAAGGAACTTTGTCTTATTTACGATACAATACCTCATATTTTAGTTAGTTATAAGAGTCTCTCCGTTCTCGTTCGTTAACGCTTCTCCGTTCTCGTCCGCCAACACAGAGAATTTTCCTTTGTGTTCGCTTTCAGCATAGACCTGCAACCAATCGTCCGCGCTCGTGTTGCCAACACCCGCCTCTACAAGGTTTATCGTGCATTTCTCACCCGTCTGCCACTGCTTTGCCGTGACGTTAGCTGTGTTGCTGAACCAATTAATATTAAAGTAATACTCCGGGTTGTTGATAACCGAATTGTCCGTCTCCACCCGAAGAGCGTTTCTGTGATACTCATCAGAGGGTTGGATGCTCATCGAAAGCGCGGGGGCGGAGTTATATCCCTCCTCTTCTCGCTTGATTTCAAACTGCTGACCATCTTTTCGCTCATCTCCCACGTAAAGCTCGATAAGATATACCTCGTGGTCGATAAACCGACAGTCTATAATCATCTCGTCGGTGCCTATCTTCACAACCTCCAAGCCGTCAACTTTCAGCTCTTCTTTTTCATCATCCGTTATTCGGAACAGCTTTATTGTGAACCCTTCGGTTATCTGCTCCGTGCCGTGGCAGACGTTGATGGGCATAGAAAACAAATACTGCTTACCGTCAAAACAAGCGTCTCTGTTATTCTCTTTGCCTACTCCGTATAAGTTATACAAATCATACGCGAACAATCTGTCTTTTAGCTGATTGTAGTTAAATGTTGTAGTGTTTCCCAAAGATAAACCATACGCATCGTCAGCTTTTTCTACCGTGCTTAGATTTATCACCTCGGATGACACTTCGATATTCACACCCAATCGTGTGTCTGTGAACGTGCCCTTAAACTGCAAATCAAAGCTCTCCGTGGGCAGCACATTGCGGGAAATGCTGATGCTGCCTCGGTTATACCCTTCCGATGTCGTGTCAATACTTACCAACGCTTTCCAATCGTCAAGCGTCGTCACGTCCACTCCATTGACAAGCCATTTGATGCTCGTCTGCGCCAACAAGATGTTTGCACTCGGATAATCCCAACTGCCATCCGTGGTCTTGGCTATCACCTCGGGCAAGATGACCAAGGGTGTTACCCCTCTGTCAGGCTCAAAGGTTCCGCCGTCGTAGACCTGCGTCTGTGGACTCGCCGTGCTTCTCACCACAAGGTTTACCATCGAGGTGAGCGGTTGGAAATCCTTCCTAATTTTAGTTGTCTTACTTTTTTGCATATTTTTTTAGATTATCACATCCGCCTCTACTTTATCCGTGTCATAGACCGCCGTAATCACAAACAACGTGCTTTGTCCGTAGACGTTGCTGTCAATGCCCAAATCGTCGTAGGATATTTCTATCTCGCCGTTGAACGCTTGGGCTTTCGCGCTTGCGTTCCATACAGCATCATCCTCAGAATAAGCCGTCTCTCGCGTTATCGACCAATCAACAAGCGAGTTGTCTACGTCAAGATAGCCTCTTTGGCACGTACACGTGACCTTCAACGTCTCACTCGTGGCGAGTGCTGTCTGCCCCTGCGTGTCAATGTTGATTTTCAACGGCGCATTGACAAAGAAATTCTGCGTGCCGTAGTAATAGAAATTACCTAAGACTACGCCCGTGCCGTGGAACTGCTTGCCGGAGAGGGAAAAGCCTTCAAGCACGCCGTCAATCTTGTAGATGTTAGCATCACCATACGTCCACGTCGTCATGTTCTGCAAGCCAATCGTGTACTTTGTGGTTGAGTAGATGCACGATTGTCTGTCCGTGTTTGTGGGGTTGGCGTAGCACGCAAAAGACATTTGTGGCTGGGGGTGGTAGGCGTAGGGCCAATCATCGCTTGTTCCGCGTAGTACATATCTAAACAAGCTGTGCTCATCGTCGAGGATTTCCGTAATTCTGAAATATACCGTGCAGAAACCAGCAAAGAGCATATTCATGTTACGGCTATCCTCGTCCTTGGTAGCGTTAAGCGAAGTGAACGAGTGGAAAATACCCATGCACAAATCGTCTACATCTACTGCGCCGTACTGACCATCTTGTAAATGCAGCTTGATAATGCCGGAGTTCATCTGCTGCTTGTTGTCATCGAGGTCTACAATAACTTCTTCAATCAATCCTGCGCCGTGTGTGATCCACTGAACACCGACAAAGACACTTACTTGGTTGTATCTAAGTTCGGGGACTTCAAGAAAGTCCGTAAGCGTCAAGCTACGCAGCTGCGCGTTTCCAGCTGAGTCAATCTTACCCCCAGAGCCAAACAAGCCGCCCTCGCTATATTTGCCGATATTCAAGCCACCGCCAGCGTTCACTTCGCCGTCTACGGATAAATCTCCGCCAACACCTAAGTCATAGGGTGTCTTGTCTACTGTGTCTTTGCGAAGATATTTCTTGTCGCCGACAGATGTTACTACCTGCTTGATATTACTAAGCGCACCGACCTGCTTGCTGATAGCCTCGACCTCTCCTTGCAGCGTTGCCACCGTGCTTAAACTCGTCTCATAACCTTCCGTGAGTGTTACTTCAACGTCGGGTAAGATGTTGTTCGCATCTTCTGTATCAGTGTAACTGTAAGTAATTGAGTTGATAACCAGATTTTCCTCTGCGTTATCCGTGAGCTGCTTGTTTCTGAAACGCAAGACTGCGCCGAGTTTGAGCTTTGAAAGCAACTTCTCTGCATCGCTCTTGCTGACAGCCTGCGCCAAACGTATCTTATCCAGCGTGAGCGTCCACGTTGGCTTGATGTCTTTTACCTCGTCAAGCTCATCTTGTTTGTATGCGTCCAGACGTTCCTCTGCCCAAAGAACATACTGATGCGGCATATCAATACCCGTAAAGAAGAAGTAATCCCCCGGTTTACCTTGTCGCTGCGTATTCGGCACAAGCAAGCCTAAGCTCTCGTAATCTGCGTCGGACTTTTTCAGCGTGATTTTCCATTCGGACTTTACACCGTTGTACTCCTTAGACGTATCGTAGGTAACGTCGATAATCGTAAACTCGTAGTCCTCGCTTGTCGAGAGGTAGCCGGACGCGAAAACAACTTTGGCTTCATTGCCAACGTTATCGCCAAGAATCTTTTCCCATACGCGATTGGTGTACGCTGTATCTTCTTCGTCGTCCGACTTCGTTGTGCCCCAAATGTTCTTTACCCAAATATCAAACGTGTTCGTCCATTTGTCTGAGGTATCGGAAACAAGCGTCATGGTGGTGCCTTCGAGAGAGGCAGTCCAAAAAGCCTTCTCCACACTTTTAAGGGTAATCGAAGTCTTTAACTTTCCAGCCGCAGTGACTATATATCTTCCAGGAGGTATATAATCTGTTGAAAAACCAGCATCAGCTGTGCTATATACATTACCGGACGAATCAGAAAAAATAAGCGTTAGTTTATCAAGCAAAAAAGACCCGCTCAGGCTGTCACCTGAATAATAATATCCAGATTTTTCTGGATCAAATATATTGTACGGCATATAATACCCTGCCGTTATACTTAAAGTATAATTCAAAGAGCCGTGATACCCTTCCGGTATCTCGACAGTAGCCGCTTTAAATCCTCCATCCGCATCTGGTTCTCCATTAATAATAAAGACCAAATCTTCATCGCTCGGAGTAAATTCTTTATCAACATCAAGAACAACGTCATCTCCACCATTACATATACCAGAATATTTCCACAACCCCACATCCACCGTATAAACATCCGTATCAGAAATGTTCTCAACAGTGTCCGTAGTAATCTGTTCCACTTCAACCGCCTCGTCCACGCGACCATAGGGAGAAACTTCTACGCCTTGAATAGATGGATAAATATCCTCGTTGTTTTCAACAGCACCCCAAATCTCGCCGTACTTAGCAATGCTCGCGTCGTCCTTGACGTACTCTATCGGGTCAAACTTTAAGTCCGTGTAACCCTTCATGTACGCATCGGTCTTGTCTGCGTAGTCCGTTCCGTTGTAATGCTTAGCTTTCCATCCGCGAACGTAGTCACGGAACGCTTTGCCGCGCAGCTCTGAAAAAGAAATGTTCGCAAGTTCTGGAATCCAATCCGGGTCTGCCTCCCATGCCGTGTTATTGGGGTCTACATCTTTGTAATATCTGTAAGGTAAGTTCTTTTCGCCGCCACGACCCAACACAACGTTCTTGATGTCCGCATCTTGAACATTGCGCTCGATTTTAAGCAAGCCACCCTCAAAGTAGTTTTCAAAGATGTGCGAGATTTCATCGACCGTGTAACCGAAACAGATGTAGTAAACATCCGTCGATGCGTCATGTGTGATGTCCCAACGAACGGCGTAAATCTCGTAAACTTTCTGCAACAAGTCCCAAATGTAGGTATAACTGATTTCTACGCTTGTTGTCGCAGTGTCATATTCCCATGCAGGGTTGAGCTTGGATTGAATTTTCCCCTTAAACCAATAGTTAAGTACGCGATTAAGCAAGTCATTAAAGCCAGAAAGGTTAAGCGCAACCGAGGCAATATACTTATCTGCAATCGCCGTGCCGGTATCTTCCGACGTAAGCTCTACAAAATAGAAGCGTTTTAACTGCCATACAGCCCAATGATAGAACGTCAAATCAAAGCCAGTGCGCAGCGTTTCACCAACAACACCTTGCGGTATGCGATACGGTTGTATATACTTCTCGCCGTCAAACTGCAACTCCCAATCATACGAAAAGTCGGGGACTACGCTCTCATCAATCTTGATTTGAGTTTCAATAGTCCTCTCCCCCATCTCGTTTTTCGTGACAGTTGCTTGGCTAAGCGTCACGTATGATGGTAAGTTTAGTTCTTTGATGTCGTTTATCATTGTGGTAATAGGTTTTCGTCGTTCTTCGCCCGCGATGCGACGTTACTCAAACTCACAAAGGCTTGGCTTGTTTACGCGTATCTTAAACTCGACTTCTGCATAGTCGTATGTCACACCGTTCTTTATCATCAAGCTCTTTGCCGTCGTTATCGGGTAAGGATAACCAACAATCTTGTGGTGCTTGTAATCGTTGTAGAACGTTACCTGCTTGAATACTTCGATGTCGCTTCCTTGCTCCTCCGGCTCTGACAGTGACTTATTAAACGCTGCAATTTTCTTGTTCGCGTTATCCAAGTCACTGTTCTCTGCCAATACTACAAACTTAGCTGTGTAGTCAAATGCCTTGCGCGTAGTTTTCGGGTAAAGATTTTCTCCGCTCTGACCGGGGTACGTCGTTGTCTCAAAAGAGTTAATTTCAGCACCATAGACGGTATCTGAACTCTCATAGATAAATCCGTATGCGTCAAAGGCGTCTTTGATTTCTCCGTCGGCGATTTGTAATCTTACTCGTATCATAGTTTAGTTTAGGATTTAGTCCGGGTTGGATTTTTAATACCCATTCTGCGGGTCGCGGTTTTGGCACTTAGGTACTACGCATCTGTATTTTTGTAAGTCAAGCTGCAACGAGCCTTTTTCTTCCGTAAGTTGCAGGATTTTTGCGTTTTTCTCGTCGGTAATCTGCAATATCTGCGCGTTCTTGTCTCTAAGTACATTGGTCTGTTCTGCAAAACGCTCCTCTTTTTCTTTGAGTTGCTGCTGCAAAAACTCAATCTGTTCTTTGAGATTGTGAAACTCGTCTGTGTCGGCTTGCGCCTCTTTTATCCTGCCGTCTTGTTTTCGGTAAACCAAGAACTTCACAAATTCAAGTCCTCCGAGCGTCCCCAAAACGGTAATTAACATCTCCCAACTCATACCAACTCGCTCTCATATCTTGTAAATTCTACATTGTCATTACTGATAGCCGAGATGCTGTTGTCGCCAAAGATGTAAATCGGAACGCGAATAGGCTTAAAATACTCCTTTTCACAGCCGATAGACATTGTGCTGCCATTTGCAAAATAAAGCATTGGGATTAGAGCTTTTTCAGCATTAAGAGCCACATTGATGTGCCCTGTACAGTTGTGGAAAACGTAAGCCTGCAAGTCATTAAGTAACTCTCCGTGAAAATGCTTGTCAATGAAAATGCCAAACGAGGCAAGTTCTTCTTTGTCAAAGTTTTCACGTAAGAATCTAAGTGACGGATAATTACGTTCAAGCGACCAATCTATTGTCTGAACGTAATACATAATAGCACGCTCAACGTCCGGAAGTGTCTTAATCACTTCGATACCTTCTGCGCAAGCGTGATGCAAGCGCGCATCTCGCAAAAGTTTTTCTTTGAGTGCTTGTTCCATCGTATTAGTTTTAAGTTGCCACAAAAATAGAGAATATTTAACACCATAGCAAATTTTTATATAAAAAAGCGCGTGATGGGTTTGTGCCGTCACGCGCTTGATCGCTTAGGGTTGCGCACTCGCTTGCGTTGCGCTATCTCCTGCGCTTAATTATCCAAACGACGATATAACATATCACAACAAGAACAATCGCCACTGCGCAGAATATTCCAAAGTGATATAACGACTTCTGAAACTTCGATAGCTCCTTCTGAATTATTATCGGAACATCCACTGAATCACGCTTTTCTATAAATACGCTATCCGTGCGCAGCTTGTCCCGGTAAATCGTTCTGTATTTCTCGATAAACACCGTGTCTTGCTTTTCTTTTACCGATATGCTGTCACGAATGTAGACGCTATCCGTGTTGTAAACAAGCCTATCTCGATATTCAACTTTCGTCGTCTCGACGGGGACTTCTTTAATAACTCTGCATGATGCCGTAAGCACCATGCAGAGAATACAACAACAAAAAAGAGAAAATAAAGTGCGCCGTGTGCTTCCAGCATGACTGCGCAAAGAAAAAACATCCATGATTAGTCGTATTTTCCAAAGTAAAAATCAGCTTCAAACTTCCTGCGCCGTGCAAGCCCTGCAACGACACGACCACAAGATTTATCCCATCGCAAGAACTCATTGCGAAGCTCCGGATTGTTAGGGTTTTTAAGCAGAATATAAAGCAGCGAAGAGCCTTTGAGAGCAAACAGACCGACGTTGAAAGAGAACGATACAAGCGCGTCAAACTGACTCTGTGTTATTTTCACAGACTTTGTAAGGTTCGCTACACCAGTTTCAAATCTACCAAGGTCGGAATTGAATAACTCGATAGCTTTTTGAGCCGTGATTTTCTGATCAACGCTGACATCGCTCCCGGTATGCCCATAACCTATTGTTAAGACACCCGCTGCGTCTTTGTAAGCTGTAAGTTTGCAGCCCTCAAACTGACGCATATACATCTTCATTTTTTCGCTTGTTTTCATAAGCATTAGGTTTATTTTATTACTGTGGGTGGGGACTGCTCCCCACCCGGTTTGTTTAGGTTAGTTAGTCGTCAAAACGTAAGTCGTCTGTACACCGCGCTGCTTGATAACCTTGCCAAGCAATCCTGCCATGCTTTCGCAAGCCACCGCAGCTCTCTCACAGCGGTCTACCGTTGCTTGCGTGTTCGCTGCAATCTGCGGCAAATAAGCCAAATGCTCGTTCTGCAATTTCACCAAGTCAAGATACTCCGTGCTGATAGCCGGAACGGTCGGGTCGTAGTTAGCATTGCCACCGAGCAAAGATACAATTTTTGCGGTTTGTTCGGCAATATACGGAACATAAGAGATATAATAGTTCTGCGTATTGATACCTGCTGCCAAGCCGTTGATGCTTTCCTCGCTCGCCGTAGCAATGTCGCGCGAGATGCCCGTGAGGTCTGTATCTGAATCGCGCAAGCTGATGCCATACTTTTCGAGATACCTTGCAGCCATGTCAGATGCGTTCACCATGCCAGTGGTCTGTTCATCCATCATTTCAAGTAAGTTTTTCCACCACTCTTCGTTGTACTCATAACCAACTGTCGCGCTATCAATGTAATCAAAGATAGGCTGCAACTGCTTCTCCATAATCTTTGAAAATATCGAGTTTACGACCATGTTGTTAATCATGTCCTTAAACTTCGACTTAATCGCGTCAGTGGTGTTCGAGAACGACGCATAAGCATCCAGCCAAGCCTCCGCAAAGTCCGTCGCAGCAGAACCGATGTCGTTTCCGGTCAAGAACTCCGAAAACTTTGTTTCAAGTTTATCCAGTTCTTCTTGCGCATCTTTCATGCTTTCGATGTAACTGTTATAAGCGGACTTATCCATGTCCTTGCCTTTGGCTTTCTCCGCCTCCGCTTGTTTTCTGTAAGCCTCGACCTCTTGTTCAAGTAGATTTCTCTGCTGTTCCAAGTCGGTAAGATAGTCCGAGCCAAATGCCTTGTTCATCGCATCTTCGAGATTGTTGTACGCGCGCTGCAAATCACTAAGTAATTCAGACTGACGCTCAATCTCGTCGTTGTACTCTTTAAGACGCTTCTTGCGAGAGTAAGAGAACATCGTAGTAACAGCCGAAACCACTGCGGCAATAACAAGCATCCACCAACAAGCGGATTCGATAGCAACGACTATCGCCAGCGTCGCAGTAAGCACTGTGTTCACGGTTTCAAGCGATTCCGTCCAACTGTCTATCATCATGCCAAGCTCGCTGTCTTCGGCGACACCGAAAGCGTCAGCAATAGACTTAGCACTGTTGGCAAGACCCTGCATGAATGCAATAGATGCTTCTGTGGATTCCTTGAACTTCTTTACAGCCGCTAATTTATCATCTTCCGCTTCGGACTGTTGCTGTTCAGCATCTGTAACACCTTTCCCGGCTGCCTGCAACTCTTTTTCTGCCGCCGCAAGTTTCTCTTTAAGGTCAAGCAACTCGTCAGTCAAGCCAAGCTGTTTTTCAATGTTTGCTCCGTCTGTTGTTTCTGCAAGCTGTATCTCTTCCTCTTTTGCGGCGATGTCGTCTTTGAGGTTAGCAATCTTTTGGTCAATCGGAATACGCGCTTGCGAGAACTTTTTCTGTTCAGACAAGAGTGTTCTGTGTGCCGTGCGAGCATCTTTTACAGCATTGACATACTCTTTAATAGACTGACCCATCGCTTGGAACGGATTGCGCGAGTTGAGCTTGTTTTGCAGCTCTTCCAAACTGTTCACAAGTTCTTTAAGGCCAGTAATATCTTCCGTCCCTTGTTTTGCGGCAATAAGTTCTTTGAGCTTAGCAATTACTCGCTTGATTGTTGCCGTAGAAACCTTCTCCAAGTCACCAAATGCCTTGATATAATCATTCGAGTTTTTGAAAATCTCCACATCAAGTTTCGACAGCTGCTGCATCTCGCGGTCATAAGAAAGGTTCATAAGGTTAATCTTCTCTGTGTCCGAAAGATTTGTATTCTCCATGATTTCCTTTCGCCGCTGCTGTTCCTCGCGGATAACATCCGTCTCCTGCTGTTCGAGGCTTTTAGCCTTTTCAAGCTCCTTGTACCACGTCTGAATTTTCGCAGCGGATTCTTTAATACCGTTCTGCACCAACGTCTTAGCCAAGTCCTTGTTGCCCTCAATGAGCTTGTCCTTGTAGTCGTTGTAGATACGCAACAATTTAGAGTAGTCTACCTTGCCAGTCTTTGGGTCGATGGCTTGCTCAATCGGGATAGTCACGCTCTCATCGTTCGACTGAAACGCCGTCTGAATCTGCTCGACAATCTCCCGCTGCAAGTCGTCACCAGTACCGCCGTAGATAGATAGCGTCAAGTTTGCTGCAAGCGAGTAGTCATGCGTCTGCTCAAAAATCTTGTCGTAGAAGTCCTTTGCGGCTTTCGACTGCGCGATTTGCTCGGAGAGGGTTTTTAGCTTGGATTCCATGTCTTTCTGCAACTTATTAGTGCGGAAATCCGTCTGAGCATTAAACAACTCCTGCAAAAGCTCTTGATACTTTTTAATCATCCGGCTCTTTGTGTCCTTAGCCAAGATAGCCTGCACCCCAAGACCTTCCCAAAGCTTTCCACCCATCTTGTAGATACGCTTCTTTACTTCGGCAATAGCCTCGTCGTACCAGTCGACCAACTCCTGACGTGTACCATCGAGCGTCTTTACGTCAATTCCAAGCGATGCACCACGGTAGGTCATGATGTCTTGTTCTTGCCCAAGCGCCATGTTTTTCTGCATCGTCTTGTTCAAGTTTTCAACGCCTGCTTGGAAATCCTTCATGAACGCAGAGCGGTTTTTCATTAGGATAATCCACGGATCTTCACCGGAGCCACCGTGACCGTTATCTAACAAGTGAAAATTATAACGTTCTCCAAGCTTTGCCCATTCGTCAGACGCTTTGTTAAGCCATTCAACGAAATCGCTTATCTGCTTGTTTGCGGCGATTGCTGCAACGTTCTCTTGCAGTGCGTATTTCAAGCCTTCACGCTTCATCAGCAATGCAGCGTATTCCTTGTTATTGGTATCACCAAGCAACCTGTCGATATTCTCCTGAATACGCTCTCTTTGGTCTTGCGTTACGGCAAGCGCCATCTCACGCTGCAAAGACGTGTACTGCAATGCAACGCCGTTGAAACGTGCGTCGTTGATTGCGGTTTCAGTATCGGCAAGCTCTTTTTTCTTTTCCGCTTGCTCTTCGTCAAGTCTTGCTTGCTCTGCCGCAATCGTAGCATCGTTGATACCAACCGCTGCAATCTTTTTCTTGTCTTCCTCGATTGATTTTGTCGTAGACGCCCATTTGTCGTAGAGGGCAACTACGTCGGTCGTGTTCTGCAAGTCGCTTTCTGAAATCTTGTATCTTGAAATATAATCAGGGTCAATAATACCCTCCTTTTTGTTAATCATCAATCCTCCAAACGTTCCTTGTACATCCTTCGCCAGCGACGAAAGTCCCAACTGTGTTACACGCTCCTTAGCTGCGTTAGCAGCATCATACTCGGCCTCGGCAAGTTCTTTGACTTTCTTAATCTGCTTGTCGTACTCGGAGTTGGCGTTGATGAGCGCAGTAATCTGCGCTTGTTTTGTTTTTACAACACCTTCGCCGATGTCTTTCAGTTCAAGCTCCAAAGAACACATCTCCTCGTTCTGTTCAACTGAAAGCTCTCCACCGAGTGCTTGCAGTTCTGCGACGCGCTTACGCTTGTTTTCAATCTCCAAGATTTCATCGGAAAGCTGATTAACTTTTGCAAGGCGCGTCTCGTACTCCTTCGAGCCGTATGTCACGTTGTTCTGCATGATTTTTACAGCCTTCAAGCTCTTTTCTGCCGTGTCAAGCTTTCCTGCAATCGCAGCAATAATCTCGTCAGCAGAATTAAGCGAGCGCATATCGTTCTCAGTAAACAACGTCGGGAACTCTGACGTAATAATCGCTTTGATACCCTCAACGACCGCACCCATCGCCTCCGTGTTGACCGTCGGGATGATTTCAAGGTTGGCCCTCAGACGCTCTTTGTTGATAGCCTCAATGACAGCTTCCTTCTTCCAATCTTCCCATTCTTGCTCGGCTGCAACCTCGTCGATAGACATACGGATGGTCAACGGCTCTTCCTCGCTGTAAATATCAACGTACTTCTTAATCTCGTTCATAACCTCATTAAGGTCACGCTCGAAATCGTTCATCGTTACGCCACCCTCAAACGTCTTATTCATGAACGCCGTAGTGATTCGGTTAATCTCGTTGTAGTTAGCAATGATTCGCTTTGTGTACTGATACTCGGATTCATTTCTTCGCTTCTGAGAGATGGCCAACTTTGCGTCTACGCCGATTCTCTGAGATAACATTTTGTATGAATCCAAGTCGGTAGCTTTCAAGTTATCAACGTAAACTCGCATACGCTCCAAGTCGTCAGAAAAATCCTTGTTTACGGTGAGCTTAGACCAAGAACGTGACAGGTCTTTCATATCCTCGGCCAAGTTTTCTCCAAAGATTGCCCAACCCATAATCTCACCCTGATACTCCGTGTTGGCAAGCGCGATACCCATAGCGATTTTTTTCGTAAGGTCGTTGACTTCTTTAAGCTTAGCTATCCACTTATCAACAACCTCGTCAATATTATCCTTGTCAAGTACCGAAACATCAATCTGATACTTCAATCCGAACTTATCAAGAATCTTCAAAATTTGCTGTAACTGCTCGCGCTTGTCCTTAAAGTTGGCCGCTGCAAACTCTTCCTCAGTCTGTGTCGCTGCTTTTGTGGCCACTTTGAGCGTATTGTATGCCGCCTCGATGCGGTCAAGCTCCAACTGCGTTTCTTTGTATCGGTCGTTGACCTTCTTGATGGCTGCTTCGCGGTCGGCGGATGCTTTGTTGTAGTCAGCTATTAGCTCGAAGCCGGCTGTAAGCACGGCAATCGGCCAAAATGTCTTTAGCGCTGTTCCGACTTTTTTCAACGTGTACCACAAACCTACAAATTTTGCTTGAACATTGGCTGCCAAAACCTGCACCTTATTCATGCCCTGAATCTGCGCAAGCTGCTCTCTTGTATAAATTTTCTGAGCAATAAGCGCCTCCGCAAGTGCTCGTTTTTCTTTTGCAAGACGTGCAACTCTGATGCCAGTCGCGGAGTTAATCTTGTTTCGGACAATATACTCCTCCCACTCTGCCTGCGTTAACTCTGTTTCACGAGCAATCGCCAAAACCTGTTCAAGTCGTAGCTTTGTGTATAAGCTAGTCTTTCGAGCTATCTCTGCATTGTGGCGTTTCTGAGCCAAAATGTCGTTGTACGCCTGCTTTGATTGCAGATTGTAAAGAGGCACCAGCCCGTTCATCGCCGCCTTATAAGTCAAGAAACCAATAGTGCTCGTTTGAATAATGCTCGCCAGCGCAGTCCAGTGATTCATCAAGTCAGAAATGGCTTGAATCATCGACTTCATCGCAGAATTTATTTCGGCTGTATTACCGATTTCGTTGTACATAATGCTTGCAGCATCGCCCAGCTTCGCCCACATACCGTAGAGCGTCTGTGACTGCTTTTCCTGCATATTGTAGAACATACCTCCGGCATCGGTCATATCCTTGAATATCTCCTCGACCATTCCAAAAGAAACAAGTCGCTTAGATACTCTATCCATAACCTGCTCGGCAGAAACCGTTCTACCTTCAAGTAGCGTGAACTTCTCTGCAAGTAACTCAACAAGCGGAATACCAGCCTCCGTTGCTTGTCTGATTTCTGAGGCGCGCAAATAACCTGCTGCTTTCACCTGACCATAGAACAGCACAAGTCGTTGCATATCTACACCCAAACCGACAGAAACATCTGCCAGTCGCTTAGTCGTGTCAAATAGTTTATCCGTCTCGATACGATATGCGGCAACCTGCTTGGTGTAAGTCACCAAGTCCATAATCTTCAACGGAGATTTGAGCGCGAATGCTTTGATGTCCGCAAAGAGTGAGTTTGCCTTAGTTTGGTCTTGAATAATCGCACCCAGTGATACGCGCTGTAACTCAAACTGCGCGGTTACTTCGCGGACGTTCTTCAAGAAACCCATCAACGCACCGAAAGAGGCATACACGGCCATACGTCGGATAAGTCTATCGACGTAAGTTTCCTGACGGCGATACTCGTCTGACACTTTCTTTACCGATGCCTCATGCTGCTTGTTTTTTACTTCCGCCGTGCCTGTCAGTTCTTTTACCTTTGCTTGGGCTTTTTCAAGCTCAGTCGAAAGTCGCTTGACTTCTTCTGCAATGCGCAAGAACTTAGCGCTGCCCATGTCGCTGTGCTGCAATCTCTGCTGCTGCACCTGCAACTTAGCGGTAATCGCCGCAACGGTCGTCTCCTGCGCTGCGAGGATTTTTCTGATGCGGTCGTTCTCTGCGCGTTTCTGCTTGATAGCGTCCAGCTCTGCCTTATGCTGCGCCTTGATACGCGCTTGTTCCTGCTGGCGCTGCTTGATTGTCGCCGTGATTTCCTTCTCACGCTGGAGCTGTGCATCTGCCGCAGTCAGCACCATGTCGTTCATCTCCTTCTGTATCTGCTGACGCTGTTTTAGCAAGCTGTTTGCAGCCGAAGAAAGCGTACCATCGGTGTTGAATACGCCACCGCTCTGACGCAGTTTGTTGAACTGAATTTCAATGTCGTTAAGCTGTTCTCTGTACGCCGTGAGCTTGGTAACGTTATCGGTAGTGATAACATCTCCGAGGCCTTTGAAAGCCTTCTGCTGAAAGTCTGCCAAACGTTGATTTGCTTTGTCAAGCTCTTCGGCAAGCCTGCGGATTTCAAGCGCGGTCTTGTTGAACATATCCGAGCCAACCTGCATCGACTGAATGCGCGTGTTGTATATCTGCAACTTCGCCGTGATATTAGCAATTACATCCTCTTCTGCTTTGAGGGCTTGCGCAATCTTGAACGCTTCTTGCGCTTCTTTTGCAGCTGCGGAACGTCTTTCGTGTGCCGCTTGATTTATCGCAGCGCGTTTTCTTGCCTCCGCATCTTCGCGAGCCTTTGCCTCCTTCTCTGCGCTTGCCATGTAAGCATTGTAACGCTCAATCTCAGAAGCGCGCATCTCCGCATTCTGCTTGGCGATGGCGGCTTTCTGCGTGGCAAACTTCTTATCTTCCGCTTGCTGCGTAGCTGCCACCTCGCGCTCTTTCTCAGCCATGTAAGCACTATACCTCGCGTCCTCCGCCGCCTGCATCTCCGCATTCTGCTTGGCGATGGCGGCTTTCTGCGTGGCAAACTTCTTATCTTCCGCTTGCTGCGTAGCTGCCACCTCGCGCTCTTTCTCAGCCATGTAAGCACTATACCTCGCGTCCTCCGCCGCCTGCATCTCCGCATTCTGCTTGGCGATGGCATTGCGTGTGGCTTGTGCTTTTTTATCTTCCGCTTGCTGCGTTTTCTGAACTTCCTTGTCAGTCTGTGCGAGCCAAGCGTTGTAGCGTTTTAGCTCTGCGTCTGCGGCTTTTTCGGCTGCTTTTACCTCCTCCTCCGCCGCGCGTTTCGCCTCGCCAGCAATCTTTGAGAGCGACTTTCCGTAGGATGCGAGGGCGGTGGTGATTTCATTGTAGCGACCAACAATATCACTTCCTCGAGCCGTTAGCTCGCCTCCTCCATCATACTTTTCAGCATTGGATAGGGATTTCCACTCTTTCTCCAGTTCTTTTAATTTCTCCACCATGCCGCTTATATTCATGGTGTCGAACGCGGACTTAAAGTCTTTGAAAATAGTCGGGTCAAACCCAGCCTTAATCGTTATCGGGTTGTCTCCAAACGTCTTTTCGAGCCGTTTCAGCACAATCTCCGCGTCCTTCTCCGCTTTCCTTGTACCTGTATCAAAGTCAAACCCAATCGGGAACTCCAAACCACTGCTTGTTGCCATACGCAATATTTTTTGTTAGTTCATTACTATTTTTTGTATCTCTTCCGGGGTTGCGTGGCGCACTTCGCTCGTGCTGCTCGCGCCCTTGCTTTCCGCGCCTGCCGCACTCGCCTTGCTTGCCGCGTCAGCCTTCCCCAACTCCGTATTAAACCCAAACCGCTTCAAGATGTTACCCATCTCTTCGTTGCTCTTCGGCTTGTATTCTTCGGGTTTTTTCTTGGGCTTAACCCACTGATAATCGTAGTCGTAATACTGCTTGTCTATCAGCATCATCGCTATCTGATTCTCCGTGTCAAGATACCAATATCTTAGCCACGCCCAAAGATTGTAGTTCCCGTAGAGCTGCTTGATTCTGTCGTTGTCAGAATCAAACTCGAACATGGCGCTTACTTCTTCGCCTCCTCCTTTTTCGGCAAAGCGTCCTCGTCCAACATACTTTCCGCACTCTCCTTTCTCTTTTGCCAGTTTTTGACGCTTTCCCCAACCACGCTCATAGATTGCACGAGTAGACTGCTTGTAATCTGACAATCGGCTAAAAAAAAAGCTATCTGCTTATCTCCGCTTGTACCTGCCGCGTTAATCGCCATGATTTCCTCGTCACTGCGGTACATAAGCCAATGCCATGCAATCCAGTACACAAGCGGGACAACCGCCCATAAGCCGAGAATGTAATACGCAGCTGTTTTGGCGTGCAAAGTGTAGAGTTTGCTGTTTACTCTCTTCGCCTCTTTGAGCGAGATACCTTGCTTATTTTTCTGCTGCCACCAGTACAACTCCGCGTTAAGCTCGTTGATTTTTCGGCGGGCAAACTTTCTAATCTGTTTTACTTTGTAGACCTTGCCACCCACAGCAACCGTCTGCGGGTTTGCTGTCTGTATTTTATTCTCTGCCTCAAACATCTGCCTACCAGCCTCAAACAACTTTGCTTGCTCGCGGGCTTCTGTGTCTTGCTGCGACTGTGATTGCTTGTTCGTTTCCATGCTCATCTTTTTCTCGTTGTTGTGTAATAAAAAGGGCAGCGGTGAAAATCACCACCGCCCTCAAATAACCAATGATGCGTTGCTTAGTTTACGCCGTCTCTCCCTCGGTTTCGTACTTCGGACTGCCGTTGATAATCATGCCAGTCTTGAGGCTCTTGGTGTCTACATACTCTGCCGTAGCCGAGATGTGGATGCGCCACAGCTTGCTGTCGAGGTTAAAGTTACCGATAATCTTTGCCTTCGGGAACAAAAGCATCTTGTTAGATTCATCGTTCACAACGGCAATCGGCCGAGTGATAACCGGGAGTTCGGTGCCAAAGCCGATAACGCTCGTAATGTTCTCGATTGTTTCGGTCTTTCCGGCCTCGAATTTGATTTCTTTGCCCTTCAAGAACGTCTCAATCATTTTGTTGCTCGTAGATGCGATGTCGCAAGAGAAAGCAAGTGTGCCAGTCGACGGGTTGATTACGATAACGTCGCCTTGCTCGTCCTTGATGCTGTCAAGTGAGGGTTCATCGCCGTCCCAAGAGGTAGAATCCTCGACAATCTGACCGAGAGACGTACCTGCTGCCGTGACTGTTGCAAGCGTCGCAGAATCATAGCTGCTCACCTCGTCAAAGAGTACAATGTCGGCTTGACCGTTAAAGACTTCGGTCACAGCCGCGTTTGTAATTGCTGCCATAGTATTAGGTTTTTAGAGTTAATTATTGATTTGTGCGCCACGTTACGTTAAGTACCGTTGTGGCATAACCAGTCGTAGTGCTGACCGTTGTGGGGGTAATCGGTGTGGGTGTTAGCTCAAAGTAGTAATGCAAGCCGTTGTAATCTACCGATTTGCAATGCACCAACGTCTCAACCTGCTTTACCAACTGCTGTATTCTGTATTCTTTTGCAGTGATTGTGTTGTCGTTGCTTGCCTTGCAAAAAACAGATAGAGCCAAGTTCCCGATAAACAATCCAAGCGGTTTTGTGCGCGACTGTATCTGTCCGTTGTAATAGCACGAGATAAAATCATCAGCCAAGCCAACATTGGGGCGCTCGTAGTTCGCGTAGACTTTAAGCACGCTGCTCGTAGTCTCCGATGTCTGAACAACGACTTTATCTTTGAGCAACGACTGCAACGCTTTGTCTGCTTGTATGTCTGATATGTTTGGCATAACTTTCGCTTGTTTTTAGACCGTGTTTGCTCTTTTTAGCTTGCTTCTTGGGGCTATTCGTAACTGAAACCGATAGGAAACGGAGATTGGATTCTTGATTTGACACGTCCCAACAACCAACTTTCCAGCTTATTGAAGTAGTCAATACCACGCATTGCAGGAGAACCAACCTCATTTACTCGTTCTGCGTATGGAACTGCGGAAAACAAAACTATCCAAAGCCCTGTTGAGTATTTTGCTACGCCCGCATTTAAGACTTTTTCCAAGTTTGCAGAGCCGTTAATGTTGATTATTCCAGAACGTCCGCCATTATTCGTCATGTCTTGAAAATCTTCGGCAATCTTCGGCGGTCTATAAGCATAGAGAATACTGTCAAAATAAACTCCTACGCCAGTAGAATCTCGCATATTGGAAGTATAAATCGGGTATTCTTCATTACCATTAGGAAGCTCAAAGCACTCTTGTATATGCTCAACTGCTTCATCTGCAATCTCACAAAGGATTTTTGCAATTTGAGGCTTGATTGTTGTCTCTGTGAATCCATTGAGTGCAACCTTTATCACCTCGCGATTATGCACCTTCATCGGGGAGTGCCCCGACCGTATTCTTGCAGGAAGTTTTACTCTTCTCATACGCTTGTTTATGTTCCCGTAGCCTTAGTTAGCTCAATTCTCGTGTACTCTTTGCGAGAGAGCGGCATACGAATATCACGCGCAACTTTAACGACACCTTTGAACTCTCGATATTTAACCGAAAAGCCTTCAACAACATCGTTCTCCTTGACTTCTACGTCGTTGGATGGTAAGTAAACAACATCGTTGCGAGTAACAATCGAAAGCGAAGTCTGACCGCCTTTCTGATAATTACAAGCACCCTCGTAGACAACATCGCTCGCGAGGTTGCCCCAAGTGTCGTACTCGCCGTTCGGTCGAAGTACCTTGCAACTATCTTCAAACTTTATTAGCTTCATACTCGCATTGTTGTTACTTCATACTCGCTACGCTCCTTACTCGTTACCACCCAAACATCGTACCAGCGTCAAACATACCGTTGTCGTCAGTCGGGTCTACCTCCTTCTCGCACTCAATCTCATCACGGAGACTGTCTGCGAGCTTTCGGTAATAGTCTCTGTCCGCTTGCGTGATTGTATATCCGCTTAGTGACGACTTAACATCGCCAATCTGTTCACTCCGAGAACCGCCACTGAATACCCCCGAAACGGAATAGTAGATAGAAGATTCTGCGTATTTAAGGCTCTTTTGCAAGCTCTCGTCTGCCGCGATTTCTTCAATATCGCCGTCCAAAGCGAGCTTATCCAACTTCGTCGGACGTGCAAAGATTGGCGACAAAGCCGCACTCTCAATCACGTCGTTATCAAATGGATAACCTGCAACTTTCGACCTCAAATAAGCCTCTACCGTCATACTATTACACTACGTTTAGGTTAGTTTGCGTCGGCGCGCGTGCTTGCACGCACACGTTACTCGCGCTTACTCGCGCGCCGACGCTTGTTTTATTTATCTTATCCCTCCGAGCCAGTAGCTTCGGTCGTTCCTTCGATTTCGTAGTAGAACATCTTCTTAGGCATCGTGGGGATGGCTAAGAACGAAATTTCCGAGATCCAAGTCTGCTCACGAGTGCGCTTGTCGTACAGATACTCCAAGATACCCCAACCACCGAAGATGTTGGTGTAGATGGCAGAAGCATCAGGACGAACGACTTGAACGGGATAGATTGTGCCGATGTTGCCAGAGGGACGAACAAGAATTACACCGTCGTCGAAAACATCAACCTTTTCGGTCTCAAATTTCTTCGTAGTGGCGTTCAGCTTGTCTACACCGACAATCGTAGTGTTCACAATCAAGTTGTCAGCACCAATGGCACGAGCAAACCAGTTCTTGATGAACTCGTCGCCCTCCGAGAGATACTTTTCAGTACCAACGGTGAGTGCGTTGTCATTGTTCTTCGGCACAATCTGCAATTCGGGACGCAAAGAGTAACCGAGCTTTGTCAAGATAGCCGGATGCTCAACAAAAGTGTAGAACGTATTCGCGTTGGTCTCGACAGTCACGTTCTGATAGCCGTGATACTTATCGAGCTTCAATTCACGAATTTTTCTCTTCAACGTGAGGATCGGGTCGGCTGTCTCAACGTAGGTTACGTTGCCGTCCGTGTCTTTCTTGTACCAAGCGTCAGTGACTACGTTCTTTTCGGGAACGCGAGCCTCAAAGTCGATGCCAACCAAGCCACCTTGATTGTTGTCCGAAGTAAGCGTCAGCTTGCGCTTAGATTTCATCTGACCTACCTGATAAGAAAGCGATGCGTTGTGAGAATCCGGAATCTCCTTCAACGTGTCAAACAAGTTGTTGAACAGATACTCGCGAACGCTCTGATAAGGAGACTGCCCGGTGAGCTGCCCCATTGTTGCGGCTTTATTTGCAGCAAGCAACTCGCGCTTGTAGTCATTCTTGCCGCGCACAATCTTGCGACGCTGCGTCGGGATGCTCTGCGAGAGCTTCGTGAGTTCTACCTGCTTACCACGAGCAAGCGGTTCTGATTCGCTGTCTACATAGGTAGCCATACCACGGAGGTAGTCGCTAATCTCTGCAAACTCGACGTTGGAATCCAACTGAATCTCGCCACGGTTAAAGCCTTCAATGTTCAAATCGAGAGTTTCACGCCCTGCAAGCGCAGTCTCGTAATAGGCGGTGAGCTTCGAGGTTGAATCCAAGTTCAACTCCCGAGCAATGTTGTCTAATCCAGACAGAAGAAAATTTGCATCCATACGTTAAACCTCCTTTACAAAAACAATTTGAGATAGAGCCTTCTTCTGAGTTGCAGTGATGGTCGGCTTAATACGAGATTCAAGCAACGTTCCTCTGACAACAATCGTCAAAGAACAAGCCTGCGTGCCCATAACAACGTCTTGATAAGTCAAGCCGAGAGGGGAAGAGCCGTTTAGTGTAGCTTCGCCGCCGGGCACGTCTACGCTAATCGGAGTAGCAGCAGGAATGACCGTGCCTTCGGGGTAAGTGTCACTAACTTTCAGAACAGCACCGCCGGGGTAAAACTCCTCCGTTCTGTCCCAAATGTTAATGCGCTCCGCACCTACGACGGGGTATTCCTTTACTCCAAATGAATTACCTTGATTTGCCATAGTTAATTAGGTTTTAGTTAGTTTTGTCATCTTTCGGGAGACGACCGGACGCTTGATAAATGCGCTTGATTTCCTCCACGTCAAACTCGTCTGCCTTGTTGTTGGCTGAACCATCAAGCGGCTTGCTCGTGTCAATACCCTTCTTTGCAACAGCCTTATCGAAGTACCCCATAGCTTTCTTCACAATCTCTTCGGATGACATTTTGTTTCCTCCAAGCTCGTAAATCTCCATTGTACGCTCCCAAGCATCATCGGCTTGTTCTGTGTACTTCTTAACGTAGTCGTTGTTTTTGAAGTTCGTCTGTGCAAGCGCCAAAGCCTCCTTCGCAGTTTTCTCTTCCTTGAAAGCATTGAGCTGCGTAGTGAGCGGTTCTACCGCTTGTTTTACAGCTGCCGCAATCAACTCCGCCATTGACGGCTCGTTCTGCTGATTGTCTTTCTTGGCAGGTTCTTGATTTTGGTCTTTGTTCGCGGGTTCAGTCAGCTTTCCAGCCTTGTCCTCCAAATCCTTAATCTTCGCTTCTTGCTCTCGAATACGAGCAGAATACTCCGTTCTCAGCTTGTCTGACTTACTCTGAAATGCTTTGAGAAGCGGTTCAGCACCTTTTACAAAGTTGCTAATCTCTTCGTCAGTTTTAACATAAGTTGTTCCGAAAGTGGCTACACCTTCCAAAGCCTCTTCACTAAGCTCCAGTCGTCCCTTGTACTCCTGTCGCAGTGCTTCCGTGATTTTTTGCTTCATAGCTTAGATTTATATTGGTTAATGCTACTCGATTTAGGTAAAAACACATTGAGCCACCCGCGATATATACCGCGAATGGCTCAATGACCTTAATATATATATGGATATGAGAAAGAAGTGACTTCTTGTTTTCCGCTATTATTTGAGGCTTATAAGTCCAATAAAAATGTGTTTTTCATGGTATTAGACCATTAATCAAGTCCTCTCTTATTACAACATAACTTTACAATAGCAAAAATTTTTAGAAGAAGAATTACCTTTTTATTTTATCCATGCACTATGCGGGTTCAGTCACAATGCGACCATTATGAACTATAACCCTAATTTCTCTGGAACATGATTTACACCATACTTTGAAGCTGCCTTCAACTTCTTCGGTGACACACAGTAGTTTAGGTTTATGTCCGTGTTTTTCACATTCAGAGCAATACACTCGTTTTGTATTCACGCTTATCGTTCTGCTTGTTGCCACAAAAATAGCACATAATTACGCACACTCCAAAAAAAATATTTACTTTTGCCTCAAAATAAGGCTGTAAATGCCTCACAAACCTTAAATTACTAATATTTTCTACCGAATGCCGCTACGGTTAATTGATAAAAGCATAATATTTCCTAAGCCTTATCCCAAAGTGACCAGAAAGCTGCCAACAGTAAAAGATGAAGGATGGACGAAAGTTGATGGCTTTACTCTGAGAAAAGGGATTGATTTCATACCACAAGTAGGAATGCAAGAGTCTGTGTGCGCTTGCGAAAGTAATCTGATATTCATGTGCGGTCAAGCAACGTCCGGAAAAACGTTTACCATGTATCTTAAAGCGCTGGGCGGTGTAGATAAATTCGGTTTTACTTCGCGTATTATCTCCGTGCGCGCTGTCGACTCGCAAAAAGGTTCGTCTATATTCCGAGACGGTGTGACAGTGCTTGGAAATTTCTCAAACTGCGATTACTCCTCATCCGGAGTCCCAACTTTTTCTTATCCGCAATGGAATAGCAACTTGCAACTTATTCACTCAAACTTTAACGTCAGAAATCCAGCCGAGTGGAAGCTGTTCCAAGACTATGCTAAGAAACAACAGTCGTCACTGATTATGGTGGACGAGGCAACAGAAATGGAAGAGTTTAAAATGTTTGCATATTGGTTTATGCGAAATCGTGATAACTCCGGTATGATACCACAAATGATATGTTCTTTTAACCCACTATATGGGCATTGGACGAACGATATGCTTATCGAAGCTGGGTATATTGATACAAGCACATGGCACCTGCAACGAGACATGATAGGCAAAACAAGGTATTTTTACGTTAAAGGGGATGACCCGCATGGTATTATTTGGGGCGACACTCGAAAAGAAGTAGCAGATGCAGCAGGATTACGCGATAAACCAGAAGACGTTTCAGTTGGTATCACAAGATACGACTACGTAAAATCATTCACAGTGTTCACCGCGAACGCTGCCGACAACCGCGAGCTTGTTCACGCAACCGGAGGTCAGTCTGTTGCAAACCTGCACGCAGTTGGTGCAACACAACGTGCCGTGATCGGCGAGGCTTATTTTGGGCCTATCGAGAACGAGGAAAACTCAGTATCTCGTAAAATGATACTCAATCTTTGGGAAAACCCGGAAGATAATGACGAGATAATGTATGCCACAATGGACGTTTCTTCGGGTAAGGCAGAAAACGATAAGTCGCCGATGATTATATGGAGAGGACATCGGGCGATTGCTGTCGAGTTTTTTAGTGGAGAACCCACAGAGATGTCTGGGTGGATTAAACGCACGCTTGAAAAATACAACGTACCCATCAGCAACTTTGCCTACGACGCAACCGGACACGGCTATTGGATGCAGGGATTAACAGACGGTATTCCGATTACATGGAATAAGCGCGTGATGCAAGAGTATGATCAGTTCGGGAACCCAGTGACACTGGACGAGTTTTTTAATCTTCGCTCACAGCTGCTTGGAAAAACAGAAGTGTTACTGAAAAGCGGAATATTATCTTGCTCTATTCCACAAGACACGAAATTCTTGTATGGTCGAAAAGGCGAAACGCGCAGATTTTTAGATGTACTTTTCGACGAGATGGCACTATTCAACAAAACGACCAAAAACAAGAAAACGTACTATCGCAGTACGGACGAGTTCAAGGAAAAGTTTCACTTCTCGCCGGATATTATGACAACAATAGGTTTGCGCGCAGTATTCGACCTCGACGCACGACCACGAAAACAAGCAGCGCCAGAAGTTAGGGACGACGCTTACGATGATTTCTATTCAAACAATTATGATACAACATTTTTCGATAACTAACAAGTAACAACTAAAACTATGAACATTACAGAAGACTTAAAAAAGCCGTATTGGGTGCGAAAGGTTCACGAGGGGTACAATGAACGTGAGCCAAGGGTTTCTCGCATCGCCAATTTCTACGAGTTCCCAACCGGACAAGCACAGCCTGGCGAAATCTACCTTACAGAGGAAGATTTTGTCAGAGAAATCCAACAGTCAGCTCACAAGCAGATGAGCGAGATGCAATCATCGTGCCCGGTATGGGAACAGCAAACAGATCCGAACGACCCATCAAAGAAACGTTGGACGATAGACCACTTTGACGACGTGGAAGTCACCACGGCTGGTATTCAGAAACGCGGAGCAAACACGTTCATTTCGCACATGAGTGGCAAAGGTTTCGCAGTGTCAAACGAGACAAAGAACGAGGCGGACGCTTTCGAGAAACTTTGTTCTTGGAAGGATTCTGTCGGCATCAACACAACAGCCTTCACAGAAATTTGTACTTCGCTTGCTTACACCTGCGAGGCGCTTATATATCAGTACAAGACAAACAACAACAAAGACATCGAGTACAAAGTATTCTCATACTTGAACGGCGACTTGATTTTTAAGTCGGTAGACGAGAATAACGACCCGGTATATAAGCGCAGATACACTGTCAAAGGCAAGATTGCCATCGACGTGTTCACTTGCAAGCGAGTACAGACTTGGGTCGCTTTTGTAGACGGAGATCAGAAATGGTGGGATGCCGTGAAAGGTTGGTTTAATCAAGCAAGCGGATTATCAGCCGTAGGTACAAAGTCGGAAGATGGCTATGTGTGTGTTTCGGACACAGCGACATCAACACCCGACCATGTGAACCCTTGTACTTATTTCCGTTTACCGGACTTGCGCAGTGGTGACTCACAACTCAACATCGAGGCATACGAAAAAGCAGAGTCGCTCGTTGCCGAGGAATATAAGGAAGATGCGTTCCCGGACTTCTTGATTAAGGCAGAGAAGATTGTCTCTCTTCCGCCAAGAAGTAAGTACGGACGTAAGACGTATGGTGTAAAAGGCTCTGCTGAAAATCTGAAAGCATCCACGGCGGAGTATATCAAGCCGGCAGACGCAAGCAACATCGCGCAGTTAAACCTCGACACTAAGTGGAACGAGATTAAGAACGCTATGATGAGCGTCTACATCGATCCGGAGATTTTGAAGTCGGGCGCAGACAGCTCAACGACTATCAAGATACTGTTCACTCCAGAGCTGCAATACTGCCAGATAATGTGGCCTTTCTTTTTCAAACCGCTTAAACACATGATGAACGTGTTTAAGGAACTTGTCGGGCAGGTGGAGGGAGAACCAACTAAGTTCTCCAAACTGCGCATCTCGATTGCGCCCGATTTTTGGATACCAAACAACACATCCGAAGAGATTGAAAACACTTGCAAGCTCGTTTACGCTGGCGTACTTTCACAAGAAAACGCACGCAACATGATTGACTTGCAGTATGTGAACGATGCCAAGATTGTGAACCAAGAAAAAGAGCTTGATTTGTTTAGAACAACTTACGTTCCGCTCAAAGCTAAGGCACAAGCAGAAAAAGACTTTGGTCTCACGGACGTTGCGAACGATGTAGTTGTAAACAAAGACATCTCAAACAATTCAAGCAGCTCAAATTCAAAAACTGCATCAGGCTCTGACAACCCATACAAGCCGACAACCAAGCAAGACAACAATCTGAACAGAGCTAACATTTCCAAATAACATAACAGCCGGGACAATCACTGCTCCGGCTGTTATATAGAAACACATTAAAAAAACTGAGAAAATTAAAACGTATTAACTAAAATGGGAGTTCTTCGCTTTGATTTTGTGCCGTGAACCTCTGCGCCTGCTGCGATGGCTGCGTATAAGGCTGCGCTGGCTGTGCATAAGTTTGAGCGGGTTGTGGTTGCGCATAAGACTGAGCTGACTGAACGTATTGAGGTGCTTGCATAGACACCTCTTTCCAAAGCCATGTGCTAATGCTCGTAAACCACTTTCCGTTGCTTTCTCTACTCTCCGGAGTAATGCTAAACGTATAGTCGCCACCGAGTTTTACCTGCGAAAGCTCGGTGGCTTTCTTCATGTTTGATAAAGCAACTTTTCTTGTGTAAGTTCCTTCTTGGTATTCTACGATAACCGTAGCTTTCTGCCACGGGTTCCCGGTTGACTTGCTCACACCTTGCTCAATAGGCAAAATTTGAACTACTTTTCCTGTAATCTCCATTTTTATAACTTGTTGTATTGTTAGTCATCATCGTCATCGGCGATGTTGCCTTGTTTTATATTCTCTTCAACGAAAGCCTTGTATCTACATTGAGAACACGTCTCCGGCAAATATCTCTGAGGGGCAATAATAGTTTCTTGTGTCTCTTCCAAGATGCCCATCTTGTCGGCGAGCTTTACTGCGGTGTCTACTTGTTCAAGCGTCTCTGCATCATCAATGGCATTCGCCACCTTGTCTTTTAGCACAATAGCAGAACGCTTAATCTTCTCTTCTGTGTTCTCGTCCTTTTTTACAGTTCCGTTTTGTTTTCTATCTAAAAACGATTTTATATACTCTCTGTATCGAGATATGAAATCCCTTGTTTGAGCCATAGCAAAAAATTGCTCACTATAATGGGATAGAACTTTTGGCATCATCTCGGGGTGAACGAACATTTTATAAGCCTCAGTCCTATCGCACCCACTCAAAACACACCAAATAAGGCATTTTATCTCTTTTTGTTCAAGCTCCCATTTAGCCCCAGGTATTCCCATTGGGATTAAACTCTCTGCCATTTTATCTATATTGATTGTTCAGATACTTTTCTATAAATGACTGAAACTCTTCAAGGCTACGGATAACGATGTACAAATATCCTTGTTCTGTAACTAATCGCTGCCATTCCTTTTGAGCCTCAGATTGTCTGCCAATATCAGTCTTAAATTCGATGCAAGCAGCATGATAGCCGCTTCTTGGCAAGAATAATATTGCGTCCGAAACACCAGAAACAACACCCATTGTTCTGCGCCTTGCACCCTCTCGCAGCTGATCTTGCTTAGATAATCTATTCGAGGTACTTAGCTCGTTCTGAACGGCAAAGTAGAGATGTCTGGTCTCCGGATGCGTGTTCCATAACCAAAGAACGGTAGACATTTGAATTTGTGCCTCCGGATTTCCATGGGTTCGACGTTTGATTTCCGGTTTAGGAGTTTCAATTATCATGCGCAAATATAATAATTATATCGAAATATCGTTAATTCAAATCGAAAAGTTTGCGTTAATAGAATAAAAACGTATCTTTGCGTCGATAATTTGTTTTTCCACAATAAAATTATCATCTAATTTTGTATTTAAGAGATTAACAAAAATACGTGCTGCTTGTGAAAGTCGCTCGTATTTTTTTATGCAGTCTCGAGACTTCTGCCAATCTGTTTCTGCTTAATCTTACTCCAAATAGTTTTTTTGAACTGATACCAATAAGCATCCGCTTCTCGGTCTGTTTTGCCCGGCGCAAGAATTTTGTATGCCTCGCTAAATGCCTTATGCTCAACTCCTGCATTAGACAAACATACTTGCACCAAGATACGTGACATCTTCCAACCTTCAAGACGCTTTTCAGCAACAAACTTTTCAAGCGTATTTTCTTGAGAACATTCTTTGACTTCTTCCAAATGGCACTCGTAAACAAATTTTTCAGTTGGAAAAACCTTACCACAGCAAGGGCAGACTTTGCACGTTGACGGTATCATAGCTCCGCAGCCGTAATATCCGTTCTCGCCTTTCTCTTTTGGGTCGCATATTTTTGTCTGCGTCATGCCCGTGCTTGAATGAACATCATGCCAAAGCGACCACTCTCTATCTTTGTCGTACATTCCAAAGCGAGCGTGATTTCTGCCAGCGTCCAATACCCAAAACTCGTGTTTTTTGTCTGTCACACGGCTACCACGACCAACAGATTGCAGATACTTGCTTAGGCTTACAGTGCTGTAATTGAGTATCACAACTTCCACATCTTTTTGGTCGAAACCTGCGACGGCAACACCGACGTTCACCAATACAGTAAACTCACCCCTTGCAAACGCTTCAACGACTTCACTGCGCTTACCGCTGTACGTCTCGTCGCTGTCAAAGCTGCCCGAAAGCACATATTTTGCTGATATGCCGCGCTTGTTTAGCTCTTCCGTCATTTCAATGGCTTGTTTAGAGCTTACACAGAAACAAATGGCTTTCTTACCCGGAGTGATGCGCAGATACTCGTCAATGATACCCGTGTACACTTGCTTGTTCTCAAACCGAGCTGCCAGCTGTTTTCGGTTGTAATCCCCCGTGCCACTGTCAATGTTTACTCCGTCAAGACTGGGGGCAACAACAGAGTAATGGTGACACTCCGATAGATAACCCTGCTTGATTAAGTCTTTCACTGTGATGCTTACAACCATTGCACCGTAGAACTTCCCAAGCTGTTCTTGATGCCCTTGCCGCTGTGGTGTAGCAGTGCAACCCAAGACAAAACAACCTTGCGATAGGTATGCGTGAACAAAGTCTGACGTTTGAACATGACACTCGTCGATGATACAAATCTCGACGGTTTTCAGATATTCTCGCCATTCTTGTTTTTCAACTCGTCGGCGCAAGGTCTGTGCCATGCAACACACGACATTGTTTTCCGGTATGCTTGTGTACTTTGGGCTGATATAATCTACGTCCAAGCCAATAGACTTCATTGCACCGCCATTTTGTGTCAAAATCTCCGTTCGGTCGGATAAAATAAGCACTTTTCGGTCAAATCTTTGGCTGCGCAGCGCAATGTTACTGAATACGACGGTCTTTCCACTGCCCGTCGGCGCACAGAAAAGCACCCTGCGATACTTCGCAAGCGCAGTCTGTATCTCGCTTACGGCATTCTCTTGGTAAGGTCTAAGTTGCATGATAGTTAAGGTTTTGTTTTTACGGCACGGATACCATTTTTATCTTATGCCATACGTTGCTCATAAATGGTATTTTTGCTTTCCAAAGCTCTTTTAGAGACAAAATATCTATACCATATAAGCTTTTGGATATTTCGCTTAGTTCATTGTCAAACCGACTGTCTCCATTGTCCCACGACATAAGAAACTCAAACCTTACAGTTTGACCGTCTTTAAGCCGATATATCTGATATGGGCTTGGAACTCCAATGGCATCAGATGGAAGCAAGGCAATATTCGCAAATTTAAGGTCAATGCTCGCTATTTCGGCTGTAATACTTTTGTTTGTCATACTTCACAATAATGCAATAATCATCTCTAATAGCTCTTTTTGTGCAGCCGTTTCTAAGAGCTTCTGCAATCCAATGCTGCTGCATGATTTTCACAGAAGTGTCATAGATGTATTTTGCAAGGAACCCAGCAATATTAGTTTGCAATGGGACTTTAGCAATCATAAGTATTCTATGGCACTCGTTATTCCAGAACTTTAAAATATCTCCGGGAACAGCGGTATTCAATGCACCATTATAGTATTCCCCCAACGGTAGCAAAAGCAAATCCGGTTCGTCATCTGCCATTGGCAGATGACTTATCGGAATTATTTTCGGTTTTTTTGTTACAGAGTCTCGATCCATTTTTTGTTTCCTTTTATTGCAAAATACATACACTTCTGAAACAAAGCATATCTGCTTGCAGATTTTGAATATTTGTTCAAATTATCTTGGTCAGTTTTTGCTCTGTCATAGCACATCATCTGCATATCCTCTATTATTTCATCTCGCTTGATATTTTTAAGCTTATCTCCCCACCGCATAAATGGCTGAGACATGAAAACATCAATGTAAGAACTTTTTGGATAAGTCCAAAAAGATTTCATACCCATATTGTAGAAGTCCTGCGATAGAGGTAAAAAGCATCCAAGAAAGTTGTTACGAGTAATCCTATTCATAAACTTTCGCATAGTTGTGAGATTACGATTTCCCCTCAGCAAATAAGCAATGGTAAGCAGCCACTCAGAACCGTTTTTGAACTCATTGTCGCTCACCCTGCCATACGTTCCTGGTGTAACAGTTTTCCCAATAAGCTCATTGCAAAGCATCTCGTCATGCGACTCTTTGGCATCACTTACACCGTACTTGTATAAAAAATCAAACGTATATAGTATGCAAGAAGCCTCATGCTTTGTAATAAGCTCGTCTTGAACAGAAAGTACGCTCATAGATGTTATTTTATATAAATTACTATGTTCCCACCAAAGCCAATATAGCGAAGTAACTGACCGGATTTCACCTTCTTTGTTATATCATACTGAGATTTTACACCGTGATAAACTTGGAAATCCAACAGCTTCCCAATTCTATGCGCTTGGACGAGGGAGTTAATAGTGTCACAAATAGACTCGCGTGTTTCTTTGTCAGATGCAAAAACGATAATTCCTTCAATAATTGTTAGCATACAGCTGCCTTTCGTAAACTCGCTTTTTATCTGCTTACTACTCATGTTTTTCTGAGAAGCCGAGCCAACAATTCCTGCCCTCACCCATTCATCAAACATAGATGCAATGCCTTCTTTTGAAAGGGATAAAGATGGGTTGACAACAACGGATAGACCTTCTGTGTCTGTCTTATCATCCGATTGATATTCTTTATCACCGTCAGAGAAGTTTGTATCGCTTGTTTCTTGAACTCCAAAAAGTTGCTCAAACTCTTCTTCATCCTTTGGTCTTAGCCCTGCAAGCCATGAATTTAGATTGATGATATGGCTTGTATGGTCTTTGTTGTAAGAAAACCAATCGTTAAAAACTTGAAAGTCTACTCGCTTGTTTACGAGAGTGATTAAGTCATCGTAGCTAATGCTATATTCCACGTCGTTTATGATAAAAACGCCACCTTTAGCGTCATTTACCCAAAAACAGTCTCTGCGGTTAAAACCGTACATTCCACACAATCTTACTGCAAACTCTTCCGCAATAAAATCGTGCAACAAAAGAAGGTCGTCCTTCGACAATTTAGAAATTTGTTTTTTCGTAATTTTCATTTTCTATATCCATATATAATTTAAGCATTTTAGCATGCAACCTATTGGGTTACAATACCTAAAGCTTTCCTTTAAATTCAGAAATAACGTGCCTCAAAGCTTCACGGTCTTTTTCTCGTTGAGCCTTGTCGAAACGATCGTATTTAGCCACTTCTCTCATAAATGCATCGTTTGCCATTTCTTGCTCGTCAGATACTCCAGCCGCTGCACTCTCTGCTCGCTTTTCAAGCCGTTTTATATACTTATTCAACTCTCTATCCAACCCATCAACAAAACCCTGGTCTTTGCACATGAAATCAGATATTTGATAAAGTCTCGAGATATACCCAAACAAGCTGTTCAAGTCGTTTTTCTCTGCAATGTAAAACAACATCGGAGAAGCAATGAAGTCGGATCTAAATTTCATCGACCAGAAATCATTGTCTGTCTTAATGCACAAAGTGTATTTGCGGAAAATAAATCTGAAACCACGAGATTGTACTTCTTTTACTTTCTTATTCAAGAAATGCACAATGAACCACCATACGATACGTTTCCACGTGGTTGACATAGTTGTTTTAATGGTTGACCACGGATTTTTAGCTGCGCCAATCTTTCTTTTAGAAGATGCGCTTATTTTTTTATCGTTTCCCATCTCTGTTGTTATTTTTCGCAAAGATAAATTATATTTTTAATTGCGCAAAATTTTATACACGGCTTGTCGATAATAATTTTTCCAAATCCGAAAAATGCTCTTTGTTATAGATTTTTCTTATAACCAAATCGGCAATATCGTCTTTTTCACTCACATTGTTACCTACCCACCATTCGCAGACCTTGGCTTCTTTTTTATTCTGAGACCAATCTTGCACAGCGTCCATGTCCGGTAACAGCACGAACCTATTATCTAAGTTCTTTAAGTTTGCTTTCCCGCCACAAGATAACCATGTGTATTGAGGAAAGACAATAGCACATATCAACGCGGTTTTTTCGGACTCTACCATGAAAAGCTCACTCTGGCTCGAATTGTTTTCTCTTTTCCCCGAGTTATCCGCGTCGTTCTCATCTTCTGCATCATCCACAATCAAGTTGCTTCCATAGAACGGTCTCGCCGTATATCCGTCTGCCGTCTTATAATGCCTGCCTCCCCCGAAAGAGTGGTCTCTATGCCCGTCAAAGCCATATTTCATGACTTTATCGTAACATATTCTACCTTCTACGTCAAAGTACCAAAACACAACGTTTCCTTTGAAGTCGCTCGTAACACCATATTTGCTCCATGTTTCGTCTGTTTTCTGAAATCCAAACAAACGAGTCATCCAAACAAATAATGGGCACTTTGACCTTTCGTTTTGCAGATATAAGTTGTAATCTTGTTTCGTGATATACCGCGCAGGTATCTCACCTCGTTCTCGCTGCCCAGGCATCACATAGTAATTCCCACAACCACGCTTTAAAATACTGATTGCTGCATACTTATTTAACGCTCCGCCAAACTGTATCAGCCAATCAATAATGCTCATGTGTGGGCCTCCTTGCTCAAAGACGTAAATGTTTCCGCCGTAGAGCTTGACCGTTAGCTTGTTTTTCCGATAAGGGTGTTGGTCACGATTGATATAATATCTTCCAATCCATGTGTTGTTATGCCATACCAAATCCAAGCCCATAATCTCCGGGATGCGCCTTAGAACGTCGTCCCAATAGATGTTTGTGTATAAAATACTCATGTTCTCTTCTTCCTTTCTATCTTTTGCTATTGTTCGTTTTTCGTTTATTGCGTATCAAAGTAATATATTCAACCGTTCTACGGCATACTCGTAGTATTCCTTATCTAACTCAATGCCTATGTATTCTCTTCCACAAGCAATCGCTGCAAGTATAGTCGTACCACTGCCCATGAATGGATCGACAATCACATAACCCTCCGGGATTATCCCGACTATCTTTTTCATAACTTCCAGCGGCATCTGACATGGGTGGCTGTTTCCTTCTTTGCGCTTGCTTACGTTCTTGACCTGATTTACGTTTATCCAGTCGTACATTTTGCCCCCCCAATGCCTTGTTTTATGCGTTCTTGTATGCGTTTGTCATTTAAGTTCTTGTAGGGCTGTATCACTTTACTAAAATCCGGCTTAACACCCCAGAAAGCAATGTCTCTGTGCTGCCTTGGTGTGTTCGAGTTATAAACCCAAGAAACAACCCGGTCCGGAGCTTTTGCTTTCTCTATCGCCAAACGGTACATACTTTCCGGGTAATGCACCACCGCGCAGCAATCGCCGACAACTTCCGCGAGCCATTTGTAATACTCATCTTCGCGCATCTTGTCTTTGTAGGACTTATAGTGACAACCTATGTTGAACGGCGGGTCGGTTACTACACAAATCTTCTTGTCAGAACTTTCTGCGCAAAGTTCTGCGCGAAGCTGCCTAAGTATTGGCAGACAGTCGCCGTGATATAATTTATTCGTTTCCATGGCTCGCTTGTTTAGAACGGCAAGTCATGCGCATCATGTTTGATGCCATCATACAAGCCCATCTCTTCTGCGGTCTCAGCTGTTCCAATACAGAACCAAGCACCGTTGTTTCTGTGCTCTTCTGCAAACTCTTTTTCTCGAAACAGCTTGCCCAAGGATTTTGAGCCGACAGTTTTATATCCATTTTCGTTGCAGTATTTCTCGTACTCTTCGCGCCATTGCGCAAGCGACTTCCACCTTTGGTCTTCTTTACCAGTAGGCTCAACTTTGATGTAATAGAAGTCACGTAACCATCTGCGAGCCGAGTTGCTGTCGTCTCGAAGCTCTCTTTGTGCGTCGATAACTTCTTGACCCAACTTAATATTTCCATCATTGGTTAATAGCTCGTTGTAACCTTGCAATATCCAGTTGAATATCGCTTTCCTTGCTTCAACTGTGCTTAGCTTGTATGAAAGCATCGGGTCTTTATCTTTATCACCAAACTGATGCCTTGTACTGTATATCGGCAAGATACGTCTGTGGTGCCCCCAAGAGTCATCCGTCGTCGGCGGCATCTCATTAGCACAGCATAGCATCATCGGTGCTTTAACCTTGAAAACGCACGTTCCGTATGGGTGCCTGGCTTGAAACTCTTCGCCAGAAACAAAACTCTTGAAATCTCCGCCGGAAAAGTCCTCATTTTTCAAGTCGTCCGTGAAGTTCGCTAACTTCCCGTCCAACTCCGCCAAGTTGTACATCGCATCGCTGTTTTTAAACAGTTGCTTTGGACTGAACTTAGTAAACAGCTCAGAACCGAAAACGTTGCTAATAGCTTTTGCAATAATACTCTTACCGTTACTACCTGGCCCAAGCAAAAAACACATGTACTCAATCTTGATTTCATCGCGGTTTACTAACAATGCGCCACAGAACATCTGAAATGCCAAACGCATCTCTTCGCTCGGAATAATCTCTACAACTTTTTCGTTCCAAAGCTGCATGGAATAGTCCGGGTCGTAGTCAAAATCAAGCACTATGTCTGTCTGATACTTAATGCTGAAATCTTTTAGCTTGTGCTCCTTTAAGTCTAACACACCATTATCAAATACTATGTATCGTCTATTAGGCTTGAATACCGCCTCCGGGTCATTCTCCATGCCCGATAGGCACTCGTTGGCTATGAACTTATTACTAAGTTTCTGGTAAACAAGCCCAATATCCATCTTCTCCATAGCTTTCTTTATAATCTCCTGCAAGAAGGTCTTTTTTGTAACCTTCTCGTAGTATTTCCCATTGAACACGTGCAAGACACCACTCACACTGAGCTGGAATATCTTACTATGCGTTCTATATATATACCGTTCAAACAAGTCGCAGAGCTTAGCTTCCGAGTTTTTCTGCGGTCTCGAGTCACCTTCACCGAATGGTTGTATATCCGTGTTATTGTAATTCGGCAAGCTCGGCATTATATTGTCATATAGATACCCAATGAGGTAATCTATCGTTTCTGAACCTATCATAGCGTATTAGATTGACGTTTATACTCGTTTTGACACACGCTTAGATTGCCCTTATGGACGAACCAAACGGAAATCAAAAACATAAACGTAGTTAGGTAATTGCTTTAAGCCGAACTCCGAAGAGAATATAATCTGTGCAGATGTTTTTAAAGACTCGTCATCTTCTCCTTCCATATCGTAGCCGTTTTTCCTCCATTCATCCAAGGTGACATCTTTGAACGGCTTAATTTCTACACGAGTCGCAATGAACGCTTCTTTAAGCTCAGAAACAACCATATATTTGCGATTGTCTCTTTTGCCAGTATTATCCGGATTAATCTTGCCTTCTCTTATATAATCACCATACGTTCGCGAGATGGCTACCTCCAATCCAAGCGGTATCGGCAATCTACTGTGACATGCAGAAATGAAGTATTTGTCTACTTCATACACTTTGTTGTCTAAAATAACCCGGCTAAAACCTTTCCGAAAGTCCGGAGCCTTCAAAATAATCTTAGTCTTCGTTCCGTTAAGCAGCTTTTTCGTCATCTCACGACAAAAGCAGATTTTTTTAATCATCTTTTCTTAGTTTTGGGGTTACGCACTTATGTGTTTCAAGCACACCTGAACATGCCATGATTTAAGCAAGCCATGCGTCAGCGCAATGCCAGTAAGCACACAAGCACTTACAATTTCTTTTTCCACTTCTAAAAAAAACAGCTTTTTCAGTTATGTTCTGTTGCCAAACAAACCGTTTCCACTCGGTTTGCGTATCATGATCGGGTCTACGTTCACTCTGGTCTGTGTCTTACTCGGGTTCCAAGTTTCAACTCAGTTCTGTTCACAGTTCCAACTAAGCTCGACCTTTCTTGGCAACATTCCACGAACAATCCTGATTAAGCTGCCTTATATTTTGCTTATCGTATTGTTGTTTTCGTCTTTTCGTCTTTTCGTCATCGGCGCACATCCGCGCCTTCGCATCACTATGACACCCCGCATTTCGCACTGATGCCATTTCCACAGTGATGGCGCAAGCTCCACAGTGATGGCGCAAGCTCCCTTATTGTTCTGAGTCTCTTCCATCGCTTGCGCCGCAAATATAACGTCATTTTCTCTAAATGCAATATTTTTTTTCAAAAAAAAGTTTACCTATAATTTTTCAAGGAACCAAGTCGGTTCGGCATGGGCGGATGAAGTCGGTTCGACAGCAGCGGATGGTGAACGACTTCCAACGTAGGAGCCAAGATGCTTCACAAGTAGAAGCAAGGCTGCTTTTACAATTAGAATGTTGACCATCTTCCAAGTAGAACACTGACTTCCAAAGAATAATCCCAAGCTCCGTTACTATAATCCCAAGCTCCGTTACTGATATGTACGCATACGCGCGCGCAAGCAATGCCCTTGAGACAACAAGCCAATGCCCTTATGACGGCGCAAGCCCTTATGACGGCGCAAGCCCTTGTGACAACCTTTCCAAGTGACGATTTGTGACGAAAATGACAATCCGTGACGAAAAATCATCACTCGTGACGAAAAATCATCACAAATCGTCACAATTATAGCACAAAATAAACATTTTACCCAATAAAATATGCAATTTGTGACGATTTGTGACGATGTGACAATCTTGAAAAAAAATCGTCACGAGGTTAAGTTGTTGTTTATCAGTAAATTGCATTATTACTGTGACGAAATGACAATAATTTTCAGAAATATATATCAGGTGTGTGCGCGTGTGTGCATGTGCGTGTGTGCGCGTGTGAAGAGTTTTTCTATTTTTTTTCGTCATTTCGTCACAACTCTTTGTAAGTTATTAAAAATCAGTCATTTAACTCGTGACAATCTTTGTGACAATATTTTTTTTGTGACAATCTTTTCGTCACAACTGCACACTTTTACTACTTTTGTGCATATTTTTTATCTCCCTCGCAATCCACTTCTTGAGCTTTTAACACTTTTCAGACAGCAGTTAACACACTTTTAGAATATTATTTTTTTACTAAACATTCGTTTGTTAATATTATGTTAATAAATATGCCTATATGTTAACTAAATTACTCGGTATAGCTAAAATATGTGAAAAAAATTTTTCAGAGTCACAACGGCGCGCTTGCTTGGGCTTAAATTTTTGACCCCCGCACCCCCTTTGCGGCTTGCTTTTGTGGGGCACGCTTGATTAAACACCTCCGTATGTTTCTGTAAATCAATGTAATGAATATTCTAAAACGTTCGTTTTTGAGTGTTCATTATGCCATTTTTGCACCCAAAAAGGGCATTTTTTGGGGTCAAATGTTAAAATTTTTTTTTTCGCAAAGAAAAATCTCCGAATATTTTTTTTCATTGCGAAAAATCCGTATATTTGCAGTACATAAAAGGAGAGATATAAAGCTTCACAAAGAGAGAAAAAATAACCTGGTGGAGCTTGAATTCTCCAAAAAAAAACGAGTTCAATTTTTTAACCTCTTAAATACATAAGATTATGAAACGTTCAGAACTTCAAGCGAGACAAACGGCGAACAGAGAACGCGCTCGCAAAGCAATCGAAACAGAAAATTTACATTTTCATCACTCAGCCACGCGCCGCGGGTATTGCAGAGCCGAATTTATTGGTGCGCCTGAGCTTTACGAGGGTCGCTTTGGCTCGGGCATCCTGGTGAGACGTGGAAACATTAAGTTCAACCGATATTGCCGGTCAAACCGTTACGAGGTTGTTGACTATTACGTGAAATGAGAGGTGGCACCGCCGCCACGATTGGAAAACAGAATAGAACAGAACAGAACAAAATAGAAAGAAACAGAACATATATAATTATAATTAATCTCTTAAAATACAAAAATCATGACACAGAATGAAATTAGCCGTTATTTGGCATCAGGTTATCAGCCGGCATTTGTTTCTGGCACGAAGAGCAACGGAGGCATTTTTAATAACAAAGTGTGCGCATTCAATGAGAGTACTTCAACACTGTTGCATAACATTGCCTTGTTGAATAATAATGCAAACGTTGCAAATAAGATGGGATTTTTGTTCGCATCCACGGTCGGCAAAAACGAGCTGCACACTTTAGGAATTACAAAGGTCGTTTGGTATGGCGATTCTGAGTGGGAAACGATTAACGAGCAAAAGACGTTTACACGCGGCGCGACGGCTGCGAGTGGTGCGACGACGGCGACGACGAACACGGGCACCTCTGCGACGACTGCGAGCGCGCCCGCCGTGGGGGCGGCATCGTCGGCACCCGCCGCGACTTCGCCCGCCGTTGGTGCTTCGCCCGCCGCGACTTCGGCACCCGCAGCCACTAGGGTAGATGCCGCAAACTTTGTAGGCGCGTTTGTCGGTGCAATCGCACCCGCGGTGACAGCTGATGTTTTGTCGCGCATCGAGCCTCGCATTAACGAAATAGCCGCGAGTGCTTGTGTTAGACAAGAAATTACGATCAAGAAATTAGACGGCTCTGTGAAAAAAATGAGCGGTGTTTTTCACCCTCTTTTTGAGTTGCTTCTTAAAATGCTGAAAAACGAATGGAATATTAACGGTTTTATTCCTTATTTATACGGCCCGGCGGGCACCGGGAAAAACTGTCTTTGCAGACAACTCGCTGAAGCTTTGGATGTTGAATGTATCGAAGTGTCGCGTCCTGAGATGCCGCACGATTTAGTAGGTGCAAATGGCGTTAACGGATATATAGAAACTCAATTTGTTCATGCGCTTTTGCATGGCGGTTTGTGCCTCTTCGATGAAGTTGACACGTGGCCAAAGAACGTTATGGAAAAAATTCACGAGGGTTTGGCAAATGGTGTTTGGGATATTCCGACTTTAGGAAACATAAAACAGCACGAAAAATTTTATCTCGTGATGGCGGGCAATACCGCCGGTCGCGGTTCGTGCGGCGCTTTTAAGCGTGAGCCGCTTGACCCAGCGACGTGTCGCCGAGTGTGCTCGCTGTTCATGAATTATGATGAGCGTATTGAACTTAACTGCTGCGGCGGTGACCGTGAGTTGTTAGACTTTTTTCACGATTTACGCAGTGCATCTTTAAAGTGCGAGATTAGAGTGTTAACAACACTCAGCGAGATGACAAAATTGCGCGGTTTGGTCGCTCTCGGTGTGTCGCTCCCTGATGCAATGAAAGCTTCTTTTATTGCTGATCTTGACGAAGATAGCCTAAATTGTTTGTACGGCGCGTTGAAAGTTAGCGGCAAATATAAAGATGCTTTCGGCAAAATCGTCGCCGATCCGCTGTATTAAAATAGTGCCCGGTGGCGGGGCATCCACATCGCCACCGGGCACGAAACGAAACGAAACAAAGCAAAACGAAACAAAAAAAATGGAAAAAATAATATACAATAAATTTAGCTCCATGAACGCCTTCAGCAAATTTTTAGCTGATAGGCAGCCGTGCGGCGCTTTTAAAGATGAGTTCGATTTGGCGAGCGTTGAAGAAAGCGAGAGTAGAACAGAATTTACAGGCACCAAAAGTTATGAAGATGCCGACAGTTTATTAAAATTCGGCGACAAAGATAGTTTTAAAAAGCTGTCTTCGGGTCGCGTAAAAGTAGACGACGGCGACGGTGTTTCACAGAAAATATATCATAACGTTGTCGGGTGCTGCGTAGATTTAGGCGCATATCTCGCCGGCGCGCCAAACTGCATGATAGACGTGCACGAAGAAAACAAAGGTGCAAAAACTATTAAGGTTTTTTATTCCTCATCTGTTGGATATTCTGTCGATGCTAAAGAAGTCGCTATTGTCGCGAATAAATTTTTTAACGCGATAAAAAAGATTGAGCAGAGTGGAATAGACGTTGAATTATACGTTGGTTCGGTCAATAAAATGGGCAACGAAACAGCAGCTTTTAGTGTTCTACTAAAAAGATGTGGAGAGCAAATTAGCCTATATAAGTGCGCTTATCCAATTATTAACCCGTCGTTTAATCGCCGCCACTCGTTTAGATATAGGGAGGTCTGCGGTGTAAAAAATAAAAAATGGGTAGACACTTATGGTTATACGGTGTTTGAACGGCGAGAGATGGAAAAAATAATAAATATGCCGTGTTTTAATTATTATTCATGCGAGAATTTAAGTGTAGATGAGATTATTAAGGCTATTTTAAGCGGCATGATAAAATAATTTATAAAGAGCTGCCACGCGCTTTGTGACAGCTCTCAGAAACGAACTAACAGAAACAACAACTAACAACAACTAACAACAAACTAAAACCTTTGAGTTATGGAAAAAGAATTTAAAGCAACACAGAACGCACAGAGCACACAGAACGGCGGCGGCGCTTCACAGAACGGCGGCGGCAAATCTCGTGAAAAATTTATAGACGAGCTTACAAATTTAGCTTACAGACTGATCAGAAACGGCTGCACGGTCGATGGTGTTCAATCTATCATTGAGGATATTTTAAATATTATGGTGGATGAGTTTAAGCCAATAATTAACCCGGTAGAACGAGGCAAAATGATTAGTGAAGCTATTTCACGAGCTTTAAATCAATATGCCGCCGAAATGGGAGACTAACAGACGGCGGCGGGCATCTTATATGCGCGCTTCGTTCATGAAGATGCCCGCCAGTCACACTGACGCAGAAAATAATCATCTTAAATATAAAAAGCAATGGAAACAAATTTTTTTAGAGTATCGCACGTTGCAAAAACCGCCTTAAAACAGATTGTTGCGGGTGTAGGCTTAAATGTTGTATATTCGTGGGGGTTGACTTCTACACGTGCGACGGTTGTAAACGGTTCGCCAGCTCTTAAACTCACTGTCTCAGGTTTGATCTACAAAGGTAACGTTTATGTTATATATGATGAGAGTTCAGATTTATATATTGTCAAAACAGAAAACGAAGAGCATCGCGGAGTATTCTGTGACGATTTAGGTGCACTATTAGACAGTATAATTGAACGACCGCTATATATGAGCGACGAGGAATATAGACGGTTAGCAATGGAAGACAGCAAAAAGAAAATGTGCGAGGGTGCATGATGCACGGCGCACGGCGCACGGCGCACGAGACGCGGAGAACATTGATTGTGTGTGTTTAGCCGTCGCCGAACGGGGCGGCACTGTAAAAAAACAGTGCGCCGGGGGTCGAGTCTCCGGGGCGGCACAAAAAAATCTCTTAAAACAAATTAGTTATGAAAAGATTAGAATTAAGTGACAAAGCAACTGTCATCGCTATTATGCTCCAAGAGAGGGCGCGCGACGTTTGGCAGCGTGTAGAAGTTAACGCGCTCAAGCCGTGCACGGCGAAAGATATTTGCGCCGAAAAAGAATTACATATTCTGACGGTTATGGAAGCGACGTTGAAGAAGTTCACGTTATGTTTAGAACGCACGGAGGTTGTGTGTCGGCGGTTCCTTTTGGTTAACCGCCGACACGGAGCGAACGAAGCGCCACAGAAGCGCATGGAACGCAAAGAACGCACGGTGCGACGAAAACAGATTACTAAAATACTAAAATACTAAAATACTAACATACTAAAACAAGCGACTATGAAGCAAAAGTTTTTCAGTGTTATGAAGGGCTATTCAACCGCCCTCGACACGTCGGTTAATTACACGTCGGTGGTTAAATCTCACATGACGAGACATGATGCTAACGTATATTATAAAGAGCTGCTTTTACGTGCATCCAAAAAATTTGGTGAAGCCGGTGGAGTAATCGGCGCGGGTGAATTTTTCTGCATGACACCACAACCGAACGGCGACGGCTTTAGATGGTTAGGGTTCAAAATCCAAGAAGAGCTGAGCTCGGCTTTTGTTGGATGATCACACCTCGCAGCGGTCGCCGGGCGACACTGGCGGCTGCTGCACAACGACACAACGACACAACGACAATAACAAACAAATAACAACAATAAGGAAATGAAAGCAACGAACTATTCTAAGCATGAAGAGCTTGCAGAAGAGTGGGCTGATAATGGCATGCAGCTACCGAAAGTAGGAGATTATATCTTTGGCATCACGTCTGGTTACAAAGGCGACTCTGGGAAATATAAGCACGAATTATCGGATCTTATTCAAGATGGAGGCAACCGCCCGCGGCTTATTTTAGTAGCACACGTTGTCAAAGTGGATGATTTATTCAACACGGATTATAGCGAATTGATAAAGCAATATGACATTCAAGGAGGTTGTAACTCTGACGACGTAGATTTGAGCGACCAAGACAAACGTTTTTCATTGACAGATGAAGAGCGTGCAACGATTTACACGGTTGGAGCCGTCGTAGTTGACAACACTGGCAGATGGCTAATCGTTGACCCGGAGGGCTATAATTATCCACGTTATTTTTACAGCGCGCCGAATTACGAAGATATGTTTGAAGCCGAAATAGAACAGATACAACAAGACAGAGCTAAACAAGCAGAAGAGGAACGCAAACAAGAAGAGGCGCAAATGGCACAACACGCGGATGCATACGAGAAAGTTAAGCAGCAAATGAGCGTGGATTATAGCTATCTGACCAAGATGCCCGACTCTACTGCAAAGATTAGAAATAACATCGTGAAGATGCTTAAAAAATTTATGCCTGACGTTTCGTTTCGTGTTACGGCGAATAAAAACAGTTATTACGGTCAACCTTTGGTAAACATATATGCCCCGAGGAAATGTTTTGAGGAAACAGAGAAGCGATTTAACGAGCTTTGGGAGCGCACCTTTGGGCGATTGATGCCGATAGGTATAAAGGGAGATGTAAAACACAATCATTACGATATGCCTTCGTGGCATGAATATAAAGAGTTAACTTCATGCCCTATGATGGAACTCTTTGGTTCGTTCACGTTTTATAAATTGGATATAGATTTCAAAGATGGGGCTTAAACGGCGCAAAGAGCGGTCTGACGGCGCACATACGCTAAGTGCGACTGGATGAGTAGTAAGAAACAAACAAACAAGAATAAATAACAAGCAATATGAACACTAAACAAAAACAGTATCATTACGAATATGACGTGATTAACGTCGGTATGTGCTACGGCGGTGCAAGGTCAGGACACTACCGGACGTATCAGGAAGCGCGGGACGCCGCTGCCGCGGAACGTTGCTGGGGCAACCGCGGCTCTTCCTGGTGGATTCGCAAGACGCGCGTTTATGAGCGCTAAACGAGACGAGTATAAACAACTAAAGCTATATAACTATGGGAAAAATAACAAGACCATACGGAACGGCGGTCGGTTACTTCACGAACGAAAAACCGATAAAGCGCGAATATCCGCGCACGGAACTAGACGAGGTAAAAGATAGCTTAGATTTCCTTCTGCAAAGTGTTGATGGAAGTTACTACACTATCTTTGTAACGAGTAACGAACTAGCGAAGGAATTAACTAGCGTAGCGAAGTTGGACGAGAACCGGAAACGGGGCCGACGGGTTGAGAAATCAAGCGACAAGATATTTTCTCTTTGCGAGAAATATTTCAAGCGGGTAAGCGAGATTTACCGCTGGGCAGCAGACTTCTAACAGGAAGAGCCAAGAGCGCTAACAGCGAACAAGACTAAAATACTAACTTTGTGCCGTCGTGACAGGGCGGCACACAACAAGCAAAATAATATGGAAGCAACTGTAAGAAAAAAATACTGCATACGCGCGATTAACGAGCGAGGGCGGGTAATTGTAAGCACGATGCTTAATGGTGTCACCAAAGATGCAATGGAATATTTCTGCTTAGGGTTAAGTTTCATTGACAACATGCACTCGCGATACGTTGTAGCATACGAGGTGAACGAATACGGACACGCATATAAGATAGCTAAAAGCGTAGGAATGTGCCCAAGAAGCTATAATCATTGGGAATTCATGGATAGTTATTACGATGCTACGTGTGCTACGGCGAAAAGCGACAAGTAGTAAACAAGCCAATTAATATTCAACAAGAATATGAATAAGTATATTTACAACCGCGTATCTACTGAAAAACAAGACTACGCACAGCAGATGCAATGCATCAACGAATATTTTGCGCGCATGGGCATTAACCCTACGAGTGTTGCCGAAGTAGTTACAGAGAAAGTGTCTGGTACGAAGAACCACACTGAACGCAAGCTAAACGACCTCATGAAAAAGTGCGCTAAGGGCGATATTATATATTTCTCTGAACTGTCACGATTAGGACGCAACATGGTGGACTTAAATAACATCGTAAACGACCTATGTAAGTTAGGTGTGACACTAATTCAATGCAAGGATGGCACTGTAATAGAAAATGACTCTATTGCTGGCAAAGCACTATTATTTGCCTTTGGTTTAGCCGCAGAAATCGAAGTGAAGAACTTGCAGCAACGAACTCAGATGGGCATGCAGGTGCGAAAAGAGATAGTGCAGAAAAATGGCTACTGGGTCAGCAAGACTGGCAACGTCCGCACACACTTTGGACGTGAAAAAGGCTGCGATTTGGGAGATGCAAGACTGGCAGCGGCAGAGGCGGCGCACGCATCAAAGCAACGTTGGCAGCAAACAAGCCCTGCTTATCAGTTGGTTAAATCCATGAGAGCTGCCGGAGTGAAGATAGATGACATCTACACGGAGCTTGAAAAGAAAGACCCGGAAGTTTACTGTACACGCAGGGGCGGCAAGATTAGCCGCGCGATGCTCCAATATTGGTGTGCAGAGATTTCCAAGGCTGTTTAAAACATAGAATATTATTCTTAAAACTTAGAACATTATGGGGACATTATTAGTATTTATCTGCTTTTTCGCTTGGCTTGGAGAAGCATTGCATGACGGTGGAGACCATAAATAACGTGGTCACGAACGGTATTAGCCAACTAACTAACTAACTAACATAACAAACTAACTACATAAACACATTAAAGAAAATGGAAACAAGCATTATCAACATCGTCTCACTGACAGAAGACGAGCAGAATGGTTTCAAGAGCTTATTAAAAGCTAAGGAGATTGAGCCTATGTTAGAATTTAACGACGGCACAATGTTTCTTGTGGACGACAATGACGTAGAAACTATCCAAGAAGGAATGCCAAACATCGTAGATATTATCGACTGGCGCAATCCTGGAACAGATTACTTTGCCGCGCTTATCATGTTAAAATATCCCGATACTTCGCTTTGGAGCGAGAACACGGAGAAGGGCGAATGTGTGTGCGGTTTCAAGAGTTTCGACGATGCCCAAGAATATGCTAAACGTTTCGGGTGCAGGGTCGTTGAGCTTCGCCGGAACATACACAGAGACGGAAGCTACAAGGTGAACTGTGTAGGTTGCACGGAAGCTATCGACACGGCGGATTTTCTTGGAGATAGCTATGACTATTTCAGAAGTAAGCAGGAAGTTTCTGAGTGCTATCGAGATTGGATAAAGGATGCACTTGACAGAGAAGAACGAGGCGACATTGATAGCTGGGCGGTTAAGGACTTAATCAGAGAGTGCATCAAGTCGTATATGGCAGCGAAGAAGTTATCAGACAACGAAATGGTCGTCTGCAATGGCAGCGAAGATAAGACGTTTGTTGGTGCCTATCCGATTTATTCTATGAAGATTAGCGATGACAACGAAGAGAGAATTATCGGAGTCATGTATCTTGATTGAACCTACTCTGCATGCACTTTGGGCGGTGCGCTGGCGGTTACATACGACCGTCGGCGCACACGAAGCGCACACAATAAGTTAAATATTTTAAATTTACGAACATTTTTCATACTAAATATTTTTCGTTGCGAAAAATAAGCTACATTTGGCATGCAAATTAAGCCACAAAAACACTATGATTACACAGAATATTCGTCAACGCAAGATAAGGAGACAAAACACCATATTAAACTGCGTAATTTTATTTGGAGTGTCAATGTTATCGGCGGCGACGATATGCGCAATTATTTCTTTGATTGAGGCTAAATTCACACAAGCGATAATACTAATTGGTTTCGCAGCATTATGCAAACTATCAATGATAGACCTGCCTGCTGCTTGCATCAAAGACGCTTCAAACTACTATGGTAAACGAAGATAATCTACAACTACTATGTTAAAACAAGACGCTGATGGACGTACCAAAGACTTTTGCATGGGTTTTGTCTTCTCAATATATGACTATACAAAACTTCGAGTTGCTGTTATACGCGCGATAGATTATATGGAGCAGAAAATCTATGACGAAGCTCGCAGAAATTTTATGCGCAAGCACGGATTGAGTGCCGAGCAAGTCAGAGAGATTGTTCATGCTGATGACGACGTTATTGAGCAGGATGAGAATTACGAACAAGACTATCAAGACGAGAAACAAGAGTCGTGTGCGAGGCTCAGTGAACCGAGTTAAAGAACAGCACGCAATTTAATACAGATCACGGATATGAAAAACGTTAGGTTATACACCGGAACAGATGTAAGCGAAAAACTTAAAGACAAGAAATACAAGTTCCTTCAATCGGATGGAGAGAACGGTACTTTGAGTAAAGATAAGATAAAGCTAATCATTGCAACGTATCATGTACTGTTTAGCAATGAAGCTGCGATACAAAATGTTTATAGTTTGGTAAACGTTATCAAGAAAACAAGCCTCTATCAAAGAAACGTAAAATTAAAGATAAACGACATTTACGATAAAGCCGATAAGTATTCGCGCAAGGTCAACAACACGTTCATGCTCGACAAAGGAAAGCATAAGCCGGAGAACCTTGTAATGTTCGCCGATATGAACGATTATTTGGATAACATTACGCTCCCGGTGATTGAAAATACAAGGCTTGCAATACGCTTGGCGCTCAGTAAGGGTGTTGATAAAGCTGTAAAACAAGGCGCAATGGCAGTAGACAAGGTTGACACTGAGTTATTATCACACGCTATACTCGCAGCCGATATGTGCCACATTGCCACGGAGGTACACAAAGCTGAGCTTATCAGAGCGCAAAACCTATGCGGCGGTGTAATAAATAATATCCAACCGTATAATCTAAGTGTGCTTGAAACATCATGTAAGTCTTTTACACGTTTGCTTTGCCGAGAAATGAACATTGACGGAGTTGCCATAAGTGAAGACCAAGATATTTCGGCATGGATAAAGAATTTATGCAAGAAGATGTGCAGCGTCAGAAATATTGTCGATGCGATGAAAGTGCATGATCAAGATATTTGCGACGAGGAAGTGCAGGCAAGCTAATAGTAGTCAGATTACAACAAAGATATAATAAACTAAACGGCTATGATTGACGACAAAAACAAGGGATGCGCCGCAGAAAGCGAGCAATCCATGAGCGACAACGAGAAGTCGGTGGATAAGCAAAAGTTGCCTACTGATGACCAAGTAGGAATGTATATCGAAGAGATTGAGGCAGCATTGCAAGATGTTTCTACTGACTCCAAAAATAAGGTGCTTTCTTGCGTTTGCAAAATTCTCGACAATGCTCATAAACAAATGCTATGCTATGCAGATATGTTGAAAGCGTGTCGCAAGCAGCTTAAAGACTCTAATGACGAGCTTGAAATGACCAAGCTTGCGTTTGAAAATTCTAAGAAGGATTTCGCAAAGGCTTTGGAAGATAAAGATAGCGAAGCAAAGTGGAACAACAGCTTAAACGAACGAATCGCTTCTAAGTTTGCTGCAATAAAAACTATCATTGAGTTATGAGTAGTGAGATAAACAAGCTCGCGTGTAACGATTGTGCTTACAAATTAGCTGCCGATGAGAGTAAGAGGAAGCGCCAAGAGCTCGTGTTCAAGATTGAGTCGGAAATGAAGCGGAACAATGTTTCGTGTTTCTCTATCAAAGGAGGCTTGCACGGTAGATTTTTCCAGTTCGACAGTGACGGCTATCTGCGATATGGTAGTCTAAAAAACAATAATGAAGGGATGTTTGCAACCGAGTTAAGCGAGGCTATATTGAAAAAAGCACTTGAACATCTAAATAGGTTGTGGAGAGCGTTTCACCCGGGTACGGACGATGAACAACAACAAAAAATCATATAAAAACAAGTAAGAGTTATGGAAGCAAAAATTACCCCCCTATGGTACAGTCCGCACGGCTACGGCGAGCGCGGAGAAAGGAGGAGCTATGTGTGAGACTAAGACCTGCACAAAGTGCGGGAAAACACTACCAATCAGCGAGTTTCCGCGTTGTTCGAGAAATTCTGACGGATTGGGGTATAGGTGTAAGAGTTGCCACAACGAATATTACAAGCTACACTCAAGAGCTATCAGAGCCGCTAAGCGTAGCGCAGCAGTCACACCGCGCGAGCTAATGGAAGAGTTAGCCAAGCGTGGTTACACCGGGAAACTACACGCCCAGATTACTAAGCCGTGGGAGAAGCTATCAGAGGAACTTCAAGCCGCGCTTAAAAAAGAGGGTTTGCAAGGAGCTACGGTGGTCTTGGATAAGGATATTGATATAACGAACTTCTAACAACCAAAAATATGGAAATAACCTATACGCACACAGGAAAAATCTATGTAGATAGAGAACGTTCCTTAGAGTTTCTGACAGTTGGAGATTACGGCAAAGAAAACAACATCAAGGCTGATTTTCTTGGACTGAAAAAAGAGATTCATGGTGTTGCTAACACTGAAACAGACCTGACGAAAAAGTGGGTTGCAACAATCTCAACGCAACATGGTTGCCCGATGAGGTGCAGTTTTTGTGATGTTCCGAAATTCGGATTTCATGGGAATTGTAGCATGGACGACTTAGAGTATCAGGTGCGCACAATTATCTTGAATGAATCTGTTGGCTACACCAATCGTTTTAATGTACACTTCGCACGAATGGGAGAGCCGACGTTCAATCCAGACGTATTGAAGTTCACAAGGAAGCGGCTACGCGAAGTTGTTCAAGAGTGCGGACTTTCGGCGATGACTGTTCACCCGGTAGTATCTACTATGTTGCCCGCAAACAATCAGTGGCTTGAAGTATTCCTGCATATTTGGTGCGACATAAAGAACAACGTTTACAACGGTGAAGCCGGTCTGCAATTTTCCATCAACTCAACGAGCGACAAGCAACGAAATGAAATGTTTGCTGGAAAGAGTTTGTCGCTTCCTGCGATTGCAAAGATTGCAAAATTTCTGCCAATGCCTGTTGGGCGCAAATACACACTGAATTTCCCCGTGACAAAGGACACAATCTTAGACGCTAAGAAGTTGTCTGAAATGTTTGACAAGGAGAAGTTTATAGTAAAGATTACACCAATTCACGAAACAAGTGCAGCAATTAGCAACGGGTTCAAGGTAACGGGGTATTCAGACTACGATGTTTACCGTAAGTATGAAACACCGCTTCTTGAAGATGGTTGGGATGTGATTGTGTTTGTTCCGTCGAAAGAGGAAGATTCAGACAGAATAACCTGCGGAAACGCTCTTATCAGTGATAAGCAATGACCCTCCTAATCTACATCATTGTCGCGCTTGCAAACGTATTCCTGCATATTCTACGCAGCATACTCGTAATCAAGTCTGGCAGACTTATAGCTTCAACGGCGAATTGTATCTGTTACACGTTCTCTGCGGTGGTTATCAAGTTCATAGCCGAGTTTGACTTATGGATAGCGATATGTGTGCAAGCGACGACAAACTTCATTGGGTGCTACCTCGCGATGTGGGTAGCGGAAAAGATAACTAACAAGAATAAGCAATGACACGAGAACAAGAAATTGAAAAAGCTGCGCTTGATACGACCTATTGGTATAAAGAGCCAAAGGACGCATTTAGAGAGGGCGCACGCTGGGCGGACGAACATCCGCATTGGATAAGTTTCGAGGAAGCACTACCACCGATAGGCGAGTATATACTTTTGCGGCTTGGCGGGTATGCTGGACTTGGTTACACTGTTGTAATTTCCAAGCGCGA